ACCCGTTTTCTTCGGCTGGAACAAGGCCAGCTTCTTCCGCTGCAATTATTTTGCGTAGTCTAAGTAATTTTCTTAATGCTCTTCCTTCGGCCCTAGTTTCTGCAACCGCTGATGCAAATACTGCAAACCTTGGATCACAATTTCCAGCATAACAATCTGCTAGGCTTGTTTGCTCAAATGTTAAGTCAGAGCCATTTAAGGATTTAACTATAACAGTGTATGATACTACACATCGCCCATCGTTATCTGGATTGGGTGATTGGACAATATTTGCTTTTCCAGAGATGATTGGCCCAATTAAAAGTTCAGCAACTCGCCTTAATCCATCTACAGTTGGATTTCCATCAACTAGCTCATCTTGCTGAAAATGTGAAAGAACATGTTCGTTCCATTCGGGGCTGTTGCTGTTAATTTTTTCTTCTACCACTTGCAATTCTTCTGCTACTTTCTTAACCATTTTTACTCCAGTTCGTATAATCCTTCCAATGATCCTTCTTTTATCAATTCTAGCGTATCAAGAAGTTTTTTCAAGATAGTTCTCATATAAAAGCCAGAACTGTTACCGCTTATGTTTTTTATTCTTATTAACTTCATTCCAGAATTCAATAGCAATCCAGTTTTTTTAGTGTCACTTTTTAATTGTTTTTCATATTTTTCCGTTCCCCAAATAGCCTTAAAGTGTGTTGGGCCATCAACTTCTATCCCTACTTTATATTCGGGAATATAAATGTCGATATGTTGTCTTTCGCCTATCACATAGAATTCTTTATGGAAATCTGCTTTAATTTTATTTTGTCTTATTCCGTTAATTAAAAACTTTTCAAGCTTAGAACCATTTTCAGCAGCTTCTCTAACTGATTCTGCTGCTTTTTTTTGCATTTCTTCAATTTTACTTAAAGGCATAGCCTCCCAATTTTTCTTAGAAACAATCGACCTTCTTTCTCTTTCATTCTTGTCCATTGATTCCCAAGAATTGGCCATAGAGTCACTTATCTTTATCTTCGTTTCTTCTGTTAGCTTTTTACCTTTAGTTGGATGAAAACATCTTCCTGTTGCTAAAGCTTTTGCTTGAGCTTCTGACTTATCTCTTAATGGTATACCAAATGAAACTAATGCCCTTCTTATTTTGTTGGGATAAGTCTCTGAAACTTCCGCTATTTCATAAGTTGATTGTTGTAATTCAACATAATGTTTATGCAAAAATTCATATGTTAACTTTTTCATGTTTTTTCCCCACTATGTTATCTAAGTCAAAGTTATAAGCTATTCTAGCTTTAATGTTCCATGAATCATATATCGATTTACTATGATCTTCACTTCTTGCAATAAGTTCTATTCTCTTATTAGCATAAATGTTTTTGATGTCTTCATACTCATGCACACCGTAAACCCATTCTAAATCCCACACATAAAAATATACGATTTTAATCTTTGGGTTCAACAACATACTTTTAGCAGAGTATAGGCATGTAGCCACATGATAATCGGCATTTGAATACCACATGTCATAATATGTAAGTATACTAAAGCCAAAGCTTTTATTAAGAAACATTTCTTTGTTTGAATATACTACAATGTTGTGTTTTGAACATTGATTTCTTATATCAAAAAGAAGCTGATCTCTTTTAATTTTATTTACAGCAATTGCTATTTCCACTAAACAATTCCTCTCTTACTATTCCTGTTGTATTAACAGAAGAGTTTAATCTTATGTGGTCCTTCATTACAGCACATATGCCTTCATGTTTTTCTTTTGGTGCTAAAATAATCATTGTGTTCTCATCCATCTTTCCACCCCAAGCACCAGACAATCTACAATCAGAATAAATCTTGTAAATAAATTCATTTGCAGAATTTGGATCTAATTGAGTTTTTATTCTCCAATAAGAATCTATTAACTTTCCCATAAATTTAAAGTCATTGTCTATATATGCATTATAAGCATCATCCACCATTTTATGAATAATTCCAATATTAAAATTTTCTATTGGTTTTACTTTACTGTATTTAAAATATTTTCTTCTTATGTGAAATATTAACAGTTTATTAAAAAAATCGCTAGAGCTATCTATTTCGACATTATTCCATATTGTTGAAGATTTATTTATACAATTAAATTTTCCGAATATAGATGTGTAACAAGAAGGGAAATCATCAGAATCTATCAAATTTAACATTTTTGATTTTGCTGTACTATAATTTTTAAAACATCTTTTATAAAAGTCTTTTGTTTTTTTGTCTATAAAGAAAGATTTAACATTTCCAAATTTGCTTAAGTAACTAAAATTACACGATGAAAAAATCATGCATTTTGTTGAATACTCTCCAATTATAGAAATTGGTTTTGGTACTTTATATATTATCATTAATTTTCCAAGATTTTATCTATTAATTCTAGGTCTATTGTTTCAAGATGTTCTTTTGGATCAGGATCTTTTGGTTCTAAATAAAAACATTCGTGTTCTGAAAACAATGTTTCTTTATTATCTAATGAATCAACTGTTGATTGTGTTATATAATCTATGTTTTTCTCAGGATAGTTTTCAGTATATATTGGGTGTTTTTTACACTCATTAGCTAAAAAACTACAGAAGTTTGAAGAGTACTCACTTATTGCCTCTTGAACATATAACGGCACTAAGTACGACCTCATTTGCACAACTTTATCGTCTTGTATTTGATCGCAAAATGATTTAAAGGATTTGCCATAACATATTGATCTTGGGCTTATGTAAATTCTTTTATTGGAAGAAAATTTTTCACAAATTGCATAAGCAAGTTTTTTGCTTTTTCTTATAGAGTCTATTTTATAATGTTCTAAAAGTGCAGCATTATTTATTTTTATTATTTTTGGACATATTCTTGCAACATAATTATACATTTCTTTTGCTATGTCACCACATTCCCCATCGTCTATAGCTATCACATTATATTCGTTATTATTTAGTTCTTCAGATATCCACCATAAAGACTTTTTAATAACATCTGGAGATTGGCCATATCCTAATAAAATGCTTAATATTTCTTTGTTAGATCCATCGCAACATTGGTACATTTTATTGAATCCTCCTTAAGTCCTATAGCATCTAGTATAACTGAAACCCTGTGGTGTGACAAATGATTATTTTTTATAAATTCCGAATTGGTTTTTATATTTTCGTATGCTATTTCTGGATTTCTAATTATGTTCAAAAGATTTTCAAAAAAAGATTCTTCGTCTGAAAAACATAAAGATTTATCTTTTAAAACATTTTTTAACCATGTGCTTTTATAAGAAACTATTGGTCTATTACATAGATATGTATATAGTGGCCAGCTTTTATTGTTTAAATCATCTAAATATAAAGATGTTGTTGAAGAACATATTGCATCTTTTATTTTGTCTGGTTTAATTTTTCCCAAATATGTTGTAAAAGGCCACTTTGTATTTCCCCAACATTTAACCCTAAACATAGAAAAACACTTTGAAAGAATGTACTCTTTTACATAGTCGCCTATGTAGCATATGTCAGATATCATATTTATATTTGTTTTTGGTTTTAATGACAGATAAAGATCGCAAGATTCTTCTACAAACATGCAATTTAAATTTTCATTTTTTGAAATGTAAAAAACATTTAGTTTATCTTTGAGTTTTTCCTTGTCTTCTTCTGAATCAATAAAAACAAATGTTTTACAGTATTCATTTCCAACAATAGCTTTGCATGATGCCCTGTTTAATAGTGCTGCATGGGTTATAAATATGGAAGGTTTTTTTTCTTCAAAAGCATCAATTATTGCTTTTTCTTTCCTATTCAAAAAAAAGAAATCATGACCTATTGAGGAAAATGCTTTACCCCATCCAAACATTTCTTTTTCATCCAATGGATATTCCATGTCACACAGAACATTCATTTAAATTCTCCTTACAAGCTTTTTAGCTCTAGCTATATCTTTAGATGTATCTATTTCAACAAGCTTCCACTTCTTGTTTATTTGTGGCTTTATAATACCACCCATATCTATCACATCATTAAGTATTTCAAAAGAGAATTTTTTTTCAGATCTTTCTAGAACAATCATTTTTTTAAAGAACTCCATTTCTTTTCCTATTAAACAAACTATTTGGCCCCATTTGGGATTTAAGCCATAACAGAAATTAGTTATTTGGCCTTCTACTATGTTAACGCCAACTTCAGAAGATCTTTGATTTATGTTTGTATCAATAGCAATCCAAGATGAGTTTTTTGGCATTGTGTTAAATATTTCACCAGTGAAAACCAAATCGCCATTGACTATTAAAATCTTTTTGCAATGACATTTATCCAATGCTATTTTAATTGAAAGACAAACATTGGAGCTTTTATACCTTTTATTCTCAACACAAACAATGTCTTGATCAACTATTTCAAATATTTTTTCTTTTTGAAAACCACAGACTACAATTATTTTTGATTTTGGAAAAAAGTTTCTTAAAATTTTAATTTGTCTGCTTAAAACTGTTTCTTCTTTGTCTATGCGTATTGATGCTTTGGGGCCATATGCCTTCATTCTTTTGCCAAGACCAGCAACTGGTATAATAATACATATATCATTTGTCATTTTTTATTTTTTCTAATATTCTTCGCCAGTTTTTAGACCAAACTTCCTCAGAAACAACATTGGTAGAATTATAACTTCCTGTCCTAACGATTGTAAAATTTTTTGGAATATGATAAGCAATAAAATGCTTAGACATTCTTATCCAAAGATCCCAATCTTCTGCAACACGCATAGTCTCATCAAAAAGTCCTATTTTTTCAAAAACATATTTAGGAACTAAATTGCACGATGGCATTATACATTCTTGTAATATTTTTTCAGAACAAAAAGCTTCTTTGTGCTGTTGAAAACTTATATTGTTTTCACAATCAAAATTTATATAATCGCAATATACAGCACCAATTGATCCCCATCCACTAATTAAAGCATACAAGCTTTCTTTTAATTTTCCGCTTATGTGCATATCGTCAGAATCTAAAAACGAATAAACATCAGTATTTTCCCAATAAAACTTTATGCCTATGTTTCTTGCAGCAGATGGTCCTCTGCACTCATTACAAGCTATTAGTGTTATTTCAACATCTGTTTTTTTATATTTGCCTGTTATACCAGATATTCCAGATGATTCAGAAGCTTTTGGATCTGATAAAAGACCATAAACTTTTCTGGCTGATCCATCGGTAGAACCATCATCTACAACAACTATCCTTTTATTAGAATAGTCATCATAAACAACGCTATCAATAGCATCCTCTATCCATCTACCATAATTGTGATTTGGTATTACTATGGATATTAGTGGTTTTTCATGCAAGGACATACTTCTTCGCATTTCTTAAGTAGGTGCATCAAATCGCTTTGAACTGCAAGATAATTCAACTTTTCTAAAAAGGTGTGTGCTGGTTTATCATCTTCTTCCTCAATGAAAGCTTCTTCATTGCCCCTTAGTGCATTAAAAGCATATGTTTGATAAACAGAGCCATTTCCTTCTTCATCAACCCCATGAAGCACAATGAATCTTTTCATCTGATCACAAATAGCTTCATCAATCTCTTTAACGAAAGCTTTGGGTATATCAAATCCACAATTAAAAAGTGCAAAATATGTAGACTTACTATTTTGAACAGAGACATTTATTGCTCTAGATCCCAACCAATATTCATCTATTATTTGTTTTATGTTCCATTTAAATGTACAGTTTAATTTATGAATCATGGATATAATTTCTGATGGCTTTATACCTGATGAAACACAAAAAATAACTTCGTAAAATTGAACATCTTGATCGGATATTTGCTGAATTGTTTTCTTTAAATCTTCCATGTTTTCATTAAATACATTTATAACGGCAGCAATTTTGGGCGACATTTGCTTTCTAGTTAGTTTCATACTTTCTTTAACATCTTGATTAGCAGCAATCATAGATGACTTAGTTCTATAAGCCATACAAGCATGTTTTTCTAGAACAAAAAATTCTTTTTCATCATCATAAGATTCTGTTATTGTAATATTGTTTTCTTTAAGTTTTTCCAACTTATTAAAATGACAACCAATTTGAGTTTTTTCAGACTCTTCATAAATTGCATAAAAACAATTTTTACAGCTTGTGTGCAAATTACTCACTTAACTCTCCTAACTTTAATATATGAAATAAAACCGTCTATTTTACAATATTCTATCTTAGAACCAATGGATAAAAAAAACTTCTTTAATTCAATCAATGAAGATCCAGATTTAAAAAATTGCCAACCTTCATTTTGCTCGCCATAAATAAGTTTCTTTGCATCTAAAACATCTAATTGTCCAGAGGTTAAAGCCCTACATATCTCTACAAAATCAAAAAAGGATATGACAATTGTACCATCGTATTTTAATTTTTTGTACCAATTAATTAAAACATCTTTTGTTTTGTTAAATTCAATATAATTTAAAACATTAACAGCTAATATTTCATCTGCTTCACCATCATCTACAATCGAATCTAAATTCTCAGGATGACAATTTTCAAATTTATCATTTTTAACAAAATTGGTATTAACATATCCATTTAGATATTCGTTTGAGTTTCCAAAACAAATGTTTATTTTCATTTTATTTACCTAAAGATCTACCTAAAACATAATCCCATTTTTGCGTAAATACACTCAAAGAAAATTTATCAATAATTGTTTGTCTAGCATTCTTTCCAATCTCTCTACACATGTCTGGATTTTTTAAACAAACTTCTAAATTTTTTCTAATTTCATCTTTGTCATTTGAAATAAAACCATTTTTGCCATTTTCTATAAATGATTCTATCATTTCGTTTTTAGTAGTAACAACACAACACCCACAAGACATAGCTTCAAGCAAGGTAGTTGGAACTGGACTATGTATAGAGGTATTTAAAAATATAGAGTTTCTGTTATAGATGTCAATAAGTTCTTCTGTATTTTTAGCTGGCTTAGAAAAGTTGGGCGTATCACCAGCTACATAGACTGGAAGATCTTTTGTTACTTCTTTCCAGAGTGTAAAACCACATTCATAATCTCTATTTATCCAATCGTTTACAATACTTAATACTTGATTTTCTCTTTTTATATTTTTGTTGTGAAATATAGAACTGTTTATTCCATGATCAATAACATAATATGCATAATCTGCTTCCCATGTTTTAGCAGAATAATCAGATATAAATATGTTTGTGTCACCAATCATATGTTTAAATTTTTTTCTGTCTTCAAACATTTCAGTGTGCTCAATGCAAACAAGTGGAATGCTTAAATACTTTGCTATTTCAAAAGCTAAATTAAATTGCACAAATTTGCTTTGAGAAATTATTAAATCAAAATCTATGTATGTTGGTATATCACTTAAAAGTGAGACATTATTTAACATAGTATGATTTTTAGGAATATCTGAAAAATTTAAATTCCAAGTTTTAATTTTAGAATTATTGATAACCCAAAAGTTTGCATTAACATCAGCCATATTAGACTGATATCTTTCATGGGTAGAGAATGTTAGAATGTTAAGTCTTTGACCAGTTTTTCTAGTCGAAGATCTTAATATGTTATTAACATTGTGGTGCATTATTCACCAAGCTGTTCTATTATATATTTAATAAGGCCATGTCTTTGAACATCTTCAGATGTCAAGAATACCTTACCAATATCATTGTGGTCAAGCCTATCAAGCAACCAATTCATTGTATTTCCTTCTGAATGCGGTAAATCCGTTTGAGTATGATCGCCACAAATAATAACCTTTGATTCTTGCCCAAATCTAGTAAGAAACATTTTTAATTGTCTTCTAGTAGCATTTTGTGCTTCATCTAAAATAATTACAGAGTTGTGGAATGTTCTTCCCCTCATTATTTCCAATGGGCATATTTCCAAAACTTCATCGGTTTTTATTTTACGCATTTTTGTTTTGGTCATAAACTTACCAAATACTTCAAGCATAGCTGTCATAAATGGTTCTGTTTTTTCTTTTAAATCTCCAGGGAACGCACCAAGTCTTTGGCCACATTCAACTAAAGGTCTAGCAATAATTATTTTTTCTATCTTTAAATCGATAAGCATTTCTGCTGCTATTCCACAAGCTATATATGTTTTTCCTGTTCCAGCAACACCAGAACATATGGTTACTGTTTTGCTGTATACTGAATTCATATATGTTTCTTGATTTTTTGTTTTTGGTTTTAATTTATTGCTATTGGCACTTTCTTTTTGCTCATCAGCAGACTTATCCCTTTCATCTCTCCAAGAAATAGTTTTTTCTAATTCTGCATTATTAGCTTCTTCTAACCAGTTCTGTTTTCTTTTCTTTTGTGACATTTTTTAATACCTCAAGAAAGATTGAACCCACTTTTTCATGGGAGAATTCGTAAGCACGATCTAAAGCATTTGCAGCTTTTGACCTCCTAATTCCTTCCTTTGCGTAACACTCTCTCATCTTTCTCTTTAAATCCAGTATATCTACTGAAAACCAATTTTCACCAGATGTATATATATCATCTGTTTGTTTATCAGCAGCAAATACTGGTTCCTCAAAACCATTAACTAACCAACCAACAGATTCATCTATATATTCAAGATATCCAGTGCAATTAGTGACAATTGGAGTTTTACCAAAAGCCATTGCATCAAAAGCTGGTATACCCCAAGCTTCACCATAAGACGGTTGCACAAAAGCATCACATGTATAATGAAGTCTATTTATGTCTTCGTTTGACATTCTTTCTGTAATAGTAACAACTTTTGGTGGATTTTTTATACAAAGACCATCAAGTATTTTTCCACAATAATCATAAAATTCATAAGTTGAATTATTGGTTTTAACCAATAGGCAAACAGGCTCAGATTCAGAAAACTCTGTAAAATAAGCCTTTAACAATGCAGAAAAGTTTTTTCTCTTTGTTGTTTCACCTATTGTATAAAATACAAAATCAGAATCTGAAACTTGTGATGTTATGGTTTCAAGTTTTTCATATTTTTCAATGTATCTAGAAAAATCTCTAGCGTGAGGAACTACATGCAATGGCGTACTTACTCCACTGCTCAAACAAGAATTAATCATTTGTTTATTTATTACAACATTAGCATCCATTAAGTTTAAATAATTTTTCCATCCAGACATTTTAAAGTTGCTGGTTTCATAAGCAAAAAGACCAATGTTGTAGTCAAAATCGCCATTGTACTGCATATGAATTGGCAACATATGTTGAATAACAATGTCACAATTTTTTGAACTTTTAGATTCAAGTTTAGCCACTATTGGATTAGGAACATAATCTAAATTATTAAGTTTTAAAGGTCTACAAACAACATCAACACCAACAGAATTTAAAGAAAGAATATAATCTTCTGCTGCTTGACCATAACCTGTTCCATCACGATAAACGCCTATATAAAGAACCTTCATTTTTTTACCCTTAAAGACTCATAATGGTTATAAGAATCAAATATTGAAGAAAGTTCTTTTAAAACCTTTTGTTTATCGTGCATTCTGTTGTTTAATTTAAATAAACACTTTTGTTTAATATGACCCAAATTTATTGGAATTTTTTTAAAAATCTTTTCAATGATCTCGTTGTTAGAGTTGCAATCTTTAAAATCTTTTGGCATTTCAACAAACTTTGGAGGCAAATCCCATTTGTTTTCTTGTTCTATTGAATAGAAAATGTTTTTAATTTTGTCGAATGTTTTTTCGTATGTATAATTTTTAACAACTAAATCTCTTGTTTTTTTAGATATTGCTTTCCTTATAGGATATGGCTTTTTGAAAAAGTCGATGCAAATATCACTAAAACTAGAATTGTCTGGCAAAGCAAACTTTCTATTTGTTTCAACCTCATATGTATATCTTTGGACTTTTATTGGATAACCTTCTAGTTTTTTAACTATATCAGTCATTGCACTATAGTCTACAGCACAAACTGGTACACCGCATGATGCTGCTTCAACTAGTGGCATACCAAAACCTTCTGCACAAGAGTATTGCACATATAGATCCATAAGGTTATACACCATAACCATATCATCTCTTTTTGAGCCTTTTGACACTCTAGGAAATGTGCAATTGACCTGTTTACAATTATTACATTGTATAATCGCACCACAAAAAGAAGAGATTGAAAGTTTAAAACAGTTGTTGCAGTTATAAGAAAAAAGAACCTTGTTGGATATTTTTGGTCTTTCTGCAATAAGTCTAGGTATATTCCAACCAACATCTGGATAAGTTGTATGAAGATACAAAAAACATTTTTCAGAAATTTCTTTTGGTGCTTTATCTAAAAACTCAGAAAATGCATCAAGAAGATCTGGAATAAGTTTTCTTTTTTGGTTCCTCATTACAGAGCCAATAATTAATGATTCTTCATTTATTCCATGTTGTTTCTTAAATTTAATTTTATCTTCAACAGGTTTAAAGTTGGTGTCAAATCCTGGAGATGCTGAACCTAAAATGTTTATACTAGGATATAGACTTGCAAGTTCTTCTGCTGCCCAATCAGAGTATGTTAAAACATGATCTGCTCTGCTTATAGTGTCAACCCAATCAACATCTAATGGCAAAGCATCAACAGTTGGCATGTAGACCCATTTAAAGTTGTTTCTTAATACAGAATCGCCAATAAATTCATCTACCCAAGGATCTCTAAATGACCAAACTATATCTGGTTTAAAATCTATTAAAACATCATTTAATATATCTTCACCAAAGATGTTTGACTTTTTTGGAACAACATAACTTTTCCAAGGTATTTCATCTGATCTACTGTCGCTTCCATGACAACTTATTTCAGCAAGATCAAAGTCCTTGGTGTCATAAAGCCTCTTCATTATCTGGAAACCATAATTGGAATATCCAGAATTAAGATAAGAGGCTTCACTAACAAGAAGGACTTTTCTTTTTTGCATATTAGATTACTTCTTCTTCGTCAACATTTTCAATGTTTGAATACGCATCTTCCTGTTTTTGATCTACATACCAAAATTTTTGTACAAGAAATTTAATTTTATATCTATTCTTTCCGGTGTCTTTATCAATCCAATTATCTGTTTTTGCAGATGTATGTACTAATATCCTAGAACCTTTTTTAAAATACTTGTTTATTAAATCAGCGGTTCCTTCCCAAGCTACACAATCAATAAATGTTGTGTCTGCTTTATCTTTATTGCCAGTATTTGGGTTTCTAACAGCCATAGAAAAATTTATTACATTTTTTCCATTTTGTAATTGTACATATTCTGGTTCTCTAGTTAAACGACCCATAAAACTACAAATGTTCATTTCTGCTCCTAAATTTGAAAAACCTTTTTAACTAAAAGAGAATCACTACCCCTGCTTTTTTCACCATGAATTAAAACAGTATTGCCCTCTTTTAACAAAGACGAACTATCTTTGTACGAGTCTGGAAAACATATTACATCATCCACTTTTCCAGTTGAATCTGATATAGACATAAAAGCCATTTTAGATCCTGGAGATTTACCAGCCTTTGTTACAACCTCTTTGCATCTTCGTATTTCAACTCCAAAAATCATAAAACCAGTTTTTCCATTTAAAAATTCTTTGCATGTAGTATTGGCTTGTGCAGTATCGCATGAATCAATTGCGTTACAAGTCAAAGAAATGCCCAAAGCATCCTTTTCTGACCAAATTAACCATTGAGGAAGATCAATGTGTGGAGATGGTGGATTAATAAGCAAATTGGCCAAGTCCTTCAAAAACAATACCCTGTTTTGGTTAGAGCAACCACCATTTTCCTTTTTTGGTTTTGCTGCTGAAGATATTAATTCAGCAATAGTAGATTCTGTAAAATTAATTTTAATCCATTCTCTTTCTTTATCTGTTAACTGTACCCAAGAATTATATTCTGCTAAAAGTTTTTGTCTACATGAATTATATCTTTTAAATCCACCAACAGATATTAGTTTTATTATAGTAGAGCTTGGTATTTCATCGGAACAAAATACTACGAAATTTTCCCAAGTATTTAGCTTATCTTTGTTCTTTTCCATAGATGCTTTAAGTTTATTGAATTGTGATTCACCAATACCTTTAATATCAGTGATACCAAACCATATGTTTAAACCATCAGTTGCAAAATTTTTATTTAGTTTAAAAGCATCTGGTGCTAAAACATCGATGTTAAATTTTCTTGCATCTTCAACAAGATCCATTATCTCAAGTTGAGAATCGAGCTTATCCTTTGCGTAATATAACCAACTGCAATAAAACTGAACTGGAAAATGACTTTTTAAATAAGCAGTATCGTATCCAGTTAAACCATAACAACAACTATGACTTTTATTAAATGAGTACCTTTGACTTTGTTCAATCCAACTAAATATTTCTTCGGCCTGTTTTTCGCTTACAACCTCAACTTTTTTAGCACCTTCAATAAATAATTTTTTACATTTTGCCATTTCACTAGCAAGCTTTTTACCCATAGCCTTTCTTAGCTTATCAGCTTCTTGCAAGGTAAAGCCAGCTACAGACTTAGATAACTCCATAGCCTGTTCTTGAAACACCAATGATCCATATGTTGACTTCAAAATTTCATCAACAACAGGATGATATGACTCAACTGGTTCTTCAAAGTTGGCTCTTTTGCAATAGTGGGCGGTCATACTAATGCCGTTTTCATCTAATGCACGAAGTGTTCCTGGCCTAATCAATGCACCAATGGCAGATAAATGTTCTGCGTTCTTTGGCCTTAGTCGTTTACTCCATTGTTTACCAAGATCTGATTCAAGCTGGAATACGCCTTTTGTGTCACCTCTGGCAAATAAATCCCAAGTTGACTGACAATATGGCAATTTTAATGGATCAACTTCCATTAAGGGTAAAGCACCTTCTATCTTAGATTCTTCAATTATTGGCCAAGAACAACCACATTCAAACTTATAATATTTCATAATTACTTTCTAAATGCATCTTTAAATTTAATCTTTGGAAAAATGCTTCTGTGCAACTTTAAAAAGTGCAAAATAATATCAGAAGTCTGCAAAACATCGGTTAAAGCATCATGAGCATTAGCCTTAGATAATCCAAAAAAGTCTCTAAGTGTATCCATCTTGTAATTTGGAACTACTGTAGTGTTATCAAACCACAACATCATTATTTCATCAAGATCATACATGTTTCTTCTATTTAACAAATTTTGATTTCCGTTTTTATCTACATAACCAAGCTCTGAGCAAACCCTTTGAAAAATTGGCATGTCAAAATGTCTTATGTTTTTCCCTGCTGGAATTGGTGCAGAAATATTTCCTTTGCCGTTATTAAACATAGAAATAAAATCTGAAAGCTTTTTCCAAACAGCATCAATGCTTGGTGCAAGCTTCAATTCTTCTCTTGTCTTTTTATTTATTGCAAGAGCTTCATCTTGAAGATTGTTAAAATCTCTTGGCTTTATCAATGTTTCAAAAATACCGTCTTTGATTGGTTCAAGAGTTTTTCTATTTATTGCCATAGCTGCAACTTGAATAACTTCGCACTTGTTTATATCTAAAGATCCAGTTTCAAAATCAAAAACCATAATTGTATTACTATACATTTATTCCTCATTCTCTGTAAATTGTAAAATAATGGATTCTTCTTCATCGGTTGTAATATCTAATTTAAAGTTATTGTCATCAGCAGAATCAAAAAATTCTTTTTCTATAACAAAATCACCGTTGTTTTTTAACACAATGGCTTTAAGTATTTTTATAAATTGCAAAGAAAGTTGACTTTTTGAATTTTGACATTCTGATAGAGCTTGAACCAATCCCATTTGTTGAGATACTAGTTTTGCTATTAATTCAATTTCTTCTTTTTCACTCATTTTCTTTTCCTTTCAATAAATTTATGCACCCCATTATTTTATCTAAAACTGCAACCCCTAAAATATCAAACTTAACTAAACCAATTGATTCAAGATCTGACATTTCAAGACCAGCAATCATTTGCTTATTCTTTTTATCGTAAATCATAGGACATATATCTTTTAAAGGAGTATGGCTTATGACAATTCCAGCAGCATGTTTTCCTTGGCTACGCTTGGTTCCTTCAAGCCTAATTGCTTGTGCAAACTCTTTTGACAATTTTCCTGTTATATTACCATGTTCGTCTATCTGACAATAATCTTTAAGCTTTGAAGGAATATTTTCTAGTGCCCAACCAATGATTGACGATTCTCCACCATCTTCCTTCATTTCTTGAAGCTGTTCAGATATTTCAGCTTCATCAGGTATGTTTTTTGTAATAGCATTACTTTCATCAAAGGAAAAACCGTGTGCCCTCAATACATCTTTTAAAGCACCTCTGCCCTGCATCCTACTATATGTTATCATTTGCGAAACATTTTCTTCTTTGTACTTTGATTTAATATAATCAATAACCTTGTCTCTTTTGGTGATTGGAAAATCACAATCTATATCAGGAAGACTTACATGACCAGGAACATTTCTTCCAGCGTTATAAAAACGCTCAAAAACTAAATTGTGCTCAATTGGATCTACTTGAGTTATTCCAAGCAAATAAGAAACCATACAACCAGCACCTGATCCACGCCCTCTTCCTGTTAACCATCCTTGTTTTCTAGCCCAATTACAATAATCTTGAACAATTAAAAAGTAACCTTCAAGACCAGCATCACCTATAACAGAAAGCTCATTTTTAATTCTTCCAACATAATTTTCAAACTTTGATGAATCTTTTTCTAAATCTGAAAACTTTTCTTTCCAACCGTTTCTACAAAGCTCTCTTAAATAATCGTGTTCATTTTTGCTTTCTGGACATTCAAAACTTGGAAGAACCGATTTTTTTGTTAAAGAATAATTCTCGCACATCTCTTCAATCAACAAACAGTTTTTTAATTCTTCTGGTTCATGAAGGGCTAAAATCTCTTCAGTAGATGGAATGTAATATCTATTTGATTTAAAGAAGCTAGATAATCCAAAATCTTCGTGTTTATCTAAAGATGACCTTACTTTAGAAAGAGTTGTTTCCATAGATGCACACAAGATTATTCTTTGATCAGAAGCATCCTCTTGTTTAGCGTAATGAGCATCAGGAGTAGCTATTGCCTTAATGCCTGTTTCTTTAGATAGTTTTCTAAGACATTCAGCAAGGACTACAGAACAATGTAGATTGTCTTTATCGAAAAGCTGTATTTCAATAAAAAAGTTTTCTTTGCCAAAAATGTCTTGATGCTTAGAACATAATTTTTTAGATTCTTCAAACCAATCGTCTTTAATTAAAGCTCTTGCTTCTTCTGGACTGGCACACTTGTATGCCTCATCTGGAAAAATGCATCTGGCCAATTGTGTTCCTGGGTGTCCAGAGAATGCTATTAAGTTTTTTGAATATGGTGCAAAATCTTCCAAGCTTAGTCTAGGCTTATAATAAAAATAATCTTTATTGTTTGATAAAGATGATAGCTTTATAAGCTCAGACCAGCCAGAAATATTTTTAGCAAGAACACACAAGTGAGAATTTTTAGAATTAGTTTTATCATGAATCAAAGCACTTTGACTACATATGTAAAACTCACAACCTAGTATTGGTTTTATTTCTTCTGCAACACATGCTTTATTAAAAGAAATAGAGCCAGAAATAGTTCCATGATCAGTAAGAGCTATAGACTTGTGCCCAAGACTTTTAGCTCTTTTTGCCATAGATTCTGGCTTTGTTAAACCATCTAAAAGACTATAGTGAGAATGACAATGTAATGCTGTCCAATTATTCATGTGCTGTTCCTAAAATTTTACTTTCTTAAATATTCTTTTACAATTAAACTAGACCAATTTTCCCAGTTCTTTTCTTCAACTTTAATAATTTCTTTTTTAACAAAAGAACCTTCTGCCAATGCTTCTTCTTTAACTTTAAAAGTTGAATGATCTTGAAGATTGACACTATACACAACCCCAAAATGAACAGAGCTTACATCATTTGAGTCATCGTTTATTAATCCGATAAAGTGTGCATTTCTCAAATTGGAAAACTCAACTTCTTCTTCAATTTCTCTTTTACATGCATTAGTGATAGTTTCACCATTTAGTCCATCGCATGGATTAACATGTCCACCAACACCCAATGACCATAAATCATGCAATCTATTTTCAGATCCTTTTTTAGATCTTTGATAACAAAATGTTGAATCTCCACGATTGATCAAACAATATGGTATAACTTGTTTATAAGATTTGTCGTTTTCTGCAATATCACGATCAATATAAAACATATTGTCTGTCGAAAGAATTTTATCTCTCAAATTTTTCGCTTCAACTCCAGTAATGAATCCTTGAAACGAATCATTTTCCAATAATTCATTTTTAAAAACAAGAACCTTTTCACCATTGTATTTAGGTTCATATTTAACAATTTCTGGTGCAGGAGTTGGTGTTGTTCCAACTTCTTCTTTTTTGTTAGTAAAAACAATGTCTTCCCATCTCCAATCAGCCATTTTGATTCTCCCTATTAGATTGACCACCACCATCGCCATAAGATTTTACGGTATCTTTTTTGGCATGTTTAACATACGCATTATTAATACCAAGCTGTATTAACTCTTGATGCATATGATCACATATTGATTCATTTTCGGAATCTTTATGTTTTTCTTTATAGAAACTGCAAAGTCTAATGCATTTCCATTTGTCTTTTCCATAGTCTATTATTCTTGATGGCCTATTGCAATTCTTAATTTTTTCAAACTCTTTTTTTATCATTTCTTCAGTTGTTTTTATATCATCTTTTTGAAAACACAAAGAAAATGGTCCACCAGCTTTAACAAAAAATATTGTCATAATTATCATGTTTTCATTTGGATACAATTCATTTAAGGCATAATGATACAATCTAAGCTGAAAATCATTGTACAAATCATCATAACCCTTCTCTTTTCCTGTTGACCAATTTTTTCTTTCTCCTGTTTTCCAATCAACATATTCTACTGTTTTTGAATCAACCCTTGTTATTAAGTCCATAGTTCCTTTTATTCGCAACTTTCCAGAAATTATTTGCCCATCTGGAAGAAAATAATCATAATTTGCCCAAGGTTTATCAATTTCAATGTCAAAATACTGTTCTGGCATCACAATATTTCTAGTTAGTGGTGAAAACATGCCATTATTAAATAATAGAACATCCCACAACCACTTAGTGCATTCTTTAAAATCAAGATCTGTCCATTCATGTGTACTTTTGTTTTTATAATGATTGAAACCAGCCAATATTGCTGTTTCTGGTGACATTTCTGATGTTATAAACTCCATACCTAATTCAGAATCAGAGAACGAAATTGTTCCATTTTGTAGGCAAAGTTTTTTATTTGCCAACAATTCTAAACCTTTATGTACGACATTACCTTTTTCTGCCTTTTTATTGGAGTCATCTTTAAAGCCAAGATTATAGGTCAACCAATACTTGTGCTGACACCAAGAGTATGATGATACAGAACTAGACCTTAAGTAAGTTATAATCACTCTTTATCCAATCTAATTTCTTAAGAATTTTTAAAATTTCTGCTTTTTGTTCTTCTTTTGTCATTTTTTGATTGTCTAAAACAATATCAAATTTTTCACTGTTGTCCAATTCATTTTCGCTTATATGGTAATCATCTTCAGTGCTTTTTGTTAATCTTATAACAATTCCACCTTTTGCTTTAATGCTATCTATTTCATTTTCAAATCTTGCATCAGTAATGAAATTTAATGGACAATGACCATTTCTTATTTCATTAAAACAAGCATTTATATGTATGTCTTTGCACATTCTTCTGGCTATACCAGTTCCAAATTCCTGCAAAAATTCTCTAGCTGTCATTTTACCTGTTGGGGCTACTTCTTTTCCAATTTTGATTTCTTCGTAGTGTGGAAGATCTTCCCATAAATAATTTGTCAAAGTTTTTTTATCTTCAAATGATCCAAAGACTTGTTTGTGTCTTAAGCCAAAAAAGTCAATGGCTATTTTTTTCATTGGTTGTGCAAAAGAATAAATGGCTGATCTACAACCAAAAAGAGCCACAGAATTAAATGAAAGAAATCCAGCAATAGTATCTTTGCCAGAACCCTTTTTTCCAGAAAACCCAATTATTTTTTGTATCACAGCTTTTCCATAATGGGGAGTAAAAAACTTTTAACATCATCCACACTCATCTCACCAATATCTTTAAAACCATTCGGCAATTTTGGCTTAATTATTTTGAACATTCTACCAAGAGAAGATTCTATGCTATTTCCAGCTTTTAAACCAGCCTCATCTGAATCAAACAATAGGATTAAATACAAAGCTCCAGATGACTCTAGTAAAATCTGTTGTGCATCTGTTAAAGATGACCCAAATACAGCTAATGAATTTTTAATTCCAGATTCAGCAATTCTCCAAACATCTCCTGGTCCTTCCACCAATATGGCAACGCCAGTTTTTTTAATAGCCTCAATTGCAAAATTATAATTGTATAAATAATCTTTTTTAGAAAAACCTTTATTGTGACACCACTTAGACATATGAACATAACCATTGCAACTCGCTTCTTGTTCATGATAATGTTTACATGCTTCACACTTTTTATATTTTGTTCTTCCTGTGAAACCAACTATAAATTTTCCATCGGCATCATATACTGGAACAACTACTCTGTCTTTAAATATGCCAACAGAAGAATTAGATTCCCCTATATCATAATTATTTAAACATTCTTCAGTATAACCCCTAGAAAGATAATATTTAGATGGTATTGATAAGCTTGATCTTACAGAAGTCTTACTCCACTTATCTTGTTTTTCTTTTGTGGTCTTTGTAAATGCCGAAGACTCTAATATATTTTTAGTTTTATTTGTAGATAATTTATCATCAATTGAAAAATCGTACAAGCTTTTTATTAAGTACAATGTTTCTGCAAATGATGCTATTTTATCTCCAGCTTTTGACCAGTTATATTTACTGTGACTTATTAAACCTCTAATAAAACCAATGCTGTTATTGATAAAGTTTTTTTCACAATGGTGCGTGTAGCATATCCAGTTTCCTACATGTGTATTGCCAGATGTAAAAATATTGAATGCGGTTTTATTATCTCCACCATGTATTGGACATGGGCCAGAAAGATAAGCATCAGTGTAATTTAATTCAATATCGAAGTGGTTTAAAACAACATCTATATTTTTTGAAATTATTTTATTTGCTAATTTAAAATCAATTTGTTCCTGAGATTTCATCTGGTAGTTCCTCTATTTGAAAACCATTATTAATTCTTGTTGATCTAAGTTTATAAAACTCATTTCTAGTTGGACCTTCTGTTATTCTTCCATATTCATAATTTCCAGATATATTGATGTAATCACCAGCATCAATACCCTTGCCATGCCTTGCAACAACTGGTATGAGTTTTAAGTTGTATGAAATATTATTGTCTGAAACGCTTTCATCTGCCATTTCCTCTTCTGTTTTACGCTTATAGATTGAAAAATTACTACACAACCACAAAATTCTATCAGAGCCTGATGCAACATCTGTGTCTTCTCTTGTTATGCCATCTCTGTTTAATTGAGTAAAGGCCAAACAAGCAACCCCATATTGAACCATGAAATTGTGAAGACTCGTCATTAAAAAACCTAGTGCTTGATATTCAGCAATATTTTTTGATATTGTTCCATCATCCATCAATTTTATATAGTCAAGTATTATCAAACATGGTTTTGCTTTGCCAAAATCATCTAATCCAACATCTTTTATAACCCATCTTCTAGCAAGACTTAAAACTTCATCAAAGCTTTTTCCAGCAATAGACTTATATTTAAATGGCATATCTTTTAATGCATTTGAGGCATCGTAGACCCTTTTCTTTTTTGAGGAATCTTTTGAAAAAGATCCATTTTCAATATCTTCGATTTTAATGTTACCCATACAAGCCAATAGTCTATGCCAATGATCTTTCGCTGTCATTTCAGTATCAAACATTAAGACAGGTATACCTTGTTTAGCAACATTCATTGCAACATTATCTGCAAAAAATGATTTGCCTGTTTTCATTCTTGCACCAATTAAATTAACTGTGCCTGGCCTAAGACCGCCTCCAATAGCCCTATCGTAAACTTTAAAACCCGATGAAATACCAAGTTGAGATATTGGATTATCTTCTAAAAACTTTACATAATCATCTAAACCTTCAGATATTTCTTTTGGACTTGGGTCTTCTGCATTTGAAATTTTAAAAGTTTGATCTAATACAGTTGCTTCTGCAAGAGAAACTATTTGTGAAATAGGCTCATCACCTGTCATACCCAATAATTCAGTTGCACAATTAGATAAGTTGTATGCTAAGGTCTTAGCAATTTGCATCTTTTTTAATTTTGCTGCTGCTTTTTTAGCATTAACTATTTCAACTGGCAACAATGTTAAAGATCTAAGATACTTAGCCTGATCATCTTTTTGAAAAAACTGCTGTATTTTTAAAGAGTTTGCTACAGCTATAATTGATGGTATATCAGCTTTTGAATCTTTTTCATTTACTATTTTTACCAAACACTTATATATTGCGGATGTTTCATCAGAACTAAAACTGTTCTCATCAACAATATCGCAAATTTCAATATAGCAATCATAACCCTTTTGAAAAAGAGCAGCCAATATAACTCTTTCAGATGCAACATCGTTCATTATCTACTCGAATTTCTAATGCACTTAATGCATGTAAATGGTGCTGATTCAGAATCAATTGTTCTAAACTTATGTTCTTCTTTTGTTACCTTCATACCGCATCCACACCTAGAACATTTTACATCACAAAAATGATCGCCTTCTTTGAATGGTTGCCTATAGCTTTTGTTAGAGGTTTTTTGCTCCTTTTCTATGAAGCCCGATTCAAGTGTTAAATCATCAACAAACTTATTGACTGTTGGTGGAACTAAAGACTTACTGCTGACAGAAGCTTTGTTAGATGAAAAATTAACTTGTTTAGCTGGAGTAGATGGTTGATGCGTTAAAACAACAAATTCTTCATCACCAGATAAAATATTTAATGCTTTTGACACTAATGCCCAATCTTTGTTTCCAACTGCTGTTTTCAACATATTAACGAGATTCATTATTTCTCCTTTTTGAATAAGCTAAATTTGACAAAGATTCAGCAACTTTTTCAAGTCTAATCGGTAAATATTCAATTCTATCTATTCTTGCTTGTATTAAAGTAGAAAGCTTTTTTATTTTTTTTGCATAATCATTATCTTTTATACACAAAGCCATTCTTTCTTCTGCTGAAAAATATCTGTAGTCTGAAAGATTATTTGCTACAACACTTAAAATCTTTTCATTGCACCATCTTAATTTTGTTTTTTCTTTGTTTATAACCCTGCTTATATGGAAAGAAAAACTATTAAGTAAAACGCATGACTCTGAACATTGTTCGCTGCTCATTTTTGATAAATCATCCTGCGATAAGTATAAATACTTTATGCATGTAAATTCTTTATCAGAAGGAATTGGTGTTAAGCCAATGGTCAATTCATATTTTTCTAAAGCAATATCGATCTTTTGTTCTTCAGTCAAGTTCAATTCTTGATTGCCACTGCTCGGTTGATTCATTAAATGGTAACTCCACAAGAACTATTCCGTTGATTAAACACCATTCTTTCTTCTTATTGTCATTCGCCTTTGATGCCAAAAAGTTTAGCTGTGTTCCATGAAAGAAAGGAACAAATTTGTAATGCTGTTCCCCATGAACTTCTATGATTTTATTCCTTAATGGCAACCAAAAATCTGCGTACAAATTTCCAGATCCAGGCAAATGAACTTCTTCAAGTATTCTATCTACTGGATATAAAGATTTAAGCAACACCCTAGTTCTTATGTGTAACTCCGATCTTTTTCTTTCATCGCTTATGTCTGGCATTTGACCATAAAATGACCAAGAGTGCATTCTTCCATCTAAACCTTTTATTTTCATGATAAAAGACCTTTTATTTCTTGCTCAAGAACTTTTACCCATAAAGGATTTTCAAGCAGTAGCCTATAAAGCTTTTCTGCACCTTGGGTTTTAACTTTTCTTATTGTTGCATCATCCCATTCTTTTGAATCTAACAATTTTAAGTGCCTTTGCATAAAATCAAGTGTCATCCAAGCACCAGCTTTAGCTATAAGACCAAGTTGACAACCAAGATTTATGGCTTCATATGTATTATCAATACCAATGCCGTAACGAATATAGCTGTCAATTTCCATTCCTGGTGAACCTAAAGCACAAGATTCAATTAACCAATGAACCTGTTGTCCAATTTGTTTTTCTTTGCCTTCTATGCCAACATTCCAAGCTTTATCAAATTTAACTCTCATTTGAACATCTGCTTGATACTGCAATGTTCTAGAACCTTTTTCTGTATAACCACCATACATACCCTGAGATTGGGTTAAGTGCATAATCGCCCAAACAATACAGTTTTGTACTGGCACTATATTAGCTGCTTGTCTGCAAAAACCAGCAAAGAGCTTATTACCAGCCCCTCTATTTTCATACCCAATACCCTCATCCATTTCTTTTTCATCACATAGGGCAGAAACACTATCTATGATGATCAAACTTCCTGGATGCGTATTGATGGCTTTAAAAGCCAAATTTAGGTAGTCCTTTGCAGAAAGAATCTTATCTTGAGTAGACCTATAGATTGTCATCTTGTCTAAATTTAAGCCAGCTATGCCCTTTAGATTCATAGGCTTCAATCGACCTTCAATGTTCAGATAATACACATGTCTACCACCATTCTCAGGTTTTTGACATTGTGCAGCAAAAGAAAGTGAGGTTAATGTGTTATGTGTAACTATAAAGTTATTGGTTAAGTACAAACCATCTTTTGTGTTTATGGTAATACAAACACACTCTTCTTTTCTTACTTTTTTTACAGATATTATTTTTCTTTCAAATTTATTTTTTCTTTTTTGTAAAATGTTAAGTTTTAATATACAGACATATCTTTTTGAGTCTTTGTTCTTATGAACAGAATAGTTGCCTATTCCTCCCAAAGATTGCACCAATGTAACGATATCTTCTGCAAGCCTTTGACTTGATACTGTAATAGTTAAGCTTTTATCTTTAGTTAAATATCCAGCAACTTTTAAAATACCAGTTATTAACCTTGTTCGATTGTAAACGCCATCAAACAAATATTTTGGGGGAATAAACTTTTGGTTATTTGCAATATTAAAAAGCCCAAGCTTTATAAAAGGATTGGAATTTTTAGCAGATATCTTTTTGGATTCATTGTCATAAACTATATATTTTTTATCGCTATCAGACATTTCATTCACAATATCTAAATCTTTTTCAAGAGTTACATATGTTGAATTTTTTCCAAAAATTCCAGCACCAAGAAAAATGCCCATTATGTATGGGGAAATCTCTTTGGTTGTTTCATTAAACAATGCAGGAGTAGAAATTGGTATAGAATATTTTGCTACTTTTCCAGACTTGTAATAAATATCATTAATAAAATCTTTAAGTTGTCTAACAACAAAATCCTTATGATCTTTTGTTTTAATTGACCAAAGATGATCTAATCCGCACTCTGCAAATGTTCCATCAGAAAAACTTATTCGATAAACATCTTTAATTCCTTGTGGATAGATAGCGAGAATTTCTGCTGAATTACCATCATGTGTACATACATGCTCGCCCAACATCAATTCACCAATTGGTTTAGGACCATTTGGAGTATAAACAAGAGCAGAAACAGGCTGTTCTTTTCCGCTTTTTGGATGACCAGAACATGTAACCCAAGAACCTTCTGGTATACCACCATGTAAACCAAGATTTAAAGCTGGAGAAAGCGGTATAACATGCTTTTCTTCATCTAGCAAATCGCTTGCGTTTATTGCAATACCATTACCATATTGCTTTGATACTTCTTTGATTATTTTTTCTACTTCATCACTCATTTTCAATATCCTTTAATTTACTTAGTGTTGATTTCTTTGAAACAAAAGACTTTTTAATTGGCAAAGATTCTACTTTCTCAACCTTTTTCTCATCTGCTTCCTTAAATTTATATTCTTCATACTCTATGAGCTTTATCAACCAAGGAGCACCTAAAGAGAATATTTTTTTACCTTCTTGTGATCTTAAAGCCTTAGAAACTAGTGCTGGATCATATTTTTCTAAAAGCTTATTTGCTAAAGAAAGCTGTTTAAAAAACTCTTTTTTCCAAGGTTGTTTATCCCAAAATTTTGGAGGTATATCTTGACGATTTTGTTTGGCAAAACGCTCACACATTAACTCAGCCAAAAATTGTGCTGGAGTTATCCAACCACCACCATGCCTAGATTCATATCTACTATTTGAAGATCTTTCCTTTGCCATAATTTTCTTTCGTATTTAAAATTACTTGTTGCTCAGTACAATCAGAAATGTTTCTTTCTTCTTCATCAAAAATTATTAGTTCTGGAACTTTTATCTTTTTTAAACTAACAACATCTTTCTTGATAGAACCCAATATATAAAAATTTATATTTTCAGTAGATGACATCATACCAATGATGCCCATAGAGAAAAAGTATCCTTCACAATAATCTTCTAAAGGATAAAAAATATTCGATCTAAATCTCACATACATTTTTTCTATTTTCAAATTGTTTTCGTGCAAATACTTTTTAAGTCTAATCCAAGCAGAAAACTCAACAGATTGATCAAAACCATCGTTTTGATAAACGGTTTCACCATTGGACAATTCTACTGCCCAACAAGTCTTATCTTCAAAATATTCTTTGTCGTATGTTTTGCAAATCATATTTTATGAATACTGTTTTTAAATTTTTTCATATAAGCAGCATTCTCACTTGATCTAACAATATCATCGCCTTTGCTAGATTGTGCTGCTGTCATAGCCACGCTTCCAAGCTTCGTTTGAAATGTTAAAGATTTTTTTGTTCTAGCCTTATCATAAACATCTTTAATAAATTCAACATCTCTACTAAGCTTTTCTGCAATATCGCCCAAGGACATAGACGAACAATTGCCCTCAATAAAATATATTTCAATTTCATTCAAAGGAGCATTTTTAGATTTTTTGGTCATGATATATTCCTTTCAGCATTTTTTAAAAAAGAAGAGTTGTTGGTTGATAAATAAGAAATGTAAAAGTTAAAACATTCCCTATTTACACTTTTGTATGAGTATCTATGTTTATCTGTGTGGTTATCAAAACGCTTTAAGTCTTCTAGCAAGTTTGAAGATGGATCAAAAAGTTTTCCAGAATCTATTCCATTGGTGCAAACTTTAACCCAAAATTTTTCACTCTTCAACTCTGTATCAGTGCTTTTTTTAGCAAGAGACAGGAAGTTTTCATGATCGCATTCTTTACCATTTTTATCAAACCCAATTACAGAAAACATTATTTTTTTCCTTTCTGTGTTTTGAATATGATTTTATTTTCTTCAGTAACAATATCTGTTAAAAGAGTGTCTTGTGTAAAAAAATCTGGATTTTCTCTATCTACAGTAACGCATCCACCTGGTCTAAAAATACCTTTAACATCTTTTACAAAGCTTTTATCGCCACAATAACAACATTCTGCAACGCATTTCCAATAAATGTCTGCATCTGTATTAGTTATAAACAAATCAACAAGTGGCTTATTACAATTGCTGCAACTTATAATAAGATTTCCATGATCTTCAATTTTCATGATGACTGCCCTCTTTTCCAAATGTGTCCAAAATTTTTGTCGCTAATAGAATTATTTAAAAAAGATTCAAGTTTAATTTTAGCTTCTTGAAAAGAAGTTCCATCTGCTCTCAACAATATCAAACCAATATCAACTGGTTGATTTGATCCATATGAGCCATCAGAACTTATTGGAAGAACCTCCCAATGTATTCTAACTATAGCTGTATGAGGTGATTCTTCTCCAGCTTTAGGAATTAAAGCCATTATTCTTCTCCTGTTTCTATGTAATTTTTAACATCTTTAATTTTAGATAGGTTTAAAGGTTTATCCTTTTTGCTTAACCCAGTAACCTTTCCTGATCTCCACCAAGGCAACTTTGAATCTTTCAATTCTTGTTTTTTAGCCATATGTTCTTTAATTTTTCCACCAGCTTTCTTATAATTAGCTTCACCTACTTGACCTATTGTATCTCCACCTTTGATACAGACAATGGTGTTTCCATCATAAACCTGATTTACTTTTCCTTTTTTGCACTTTGGACAATCTTTGGGATGACTTTCAGAAAAAGAAAGCTTAATCTCAAAACTGTATTCGCATGACCCACAAGAAAATTCATAGTATGGCATTAAAATTCCTCATCATCTGTATAATCCTCTTCGTTTATATCAACACAATATTTCATCTTCCATCTATTTTCTGTAAACTCTAATGATTCTGCTGGAAAACCATCTCGCATAACATTAGCATCCAAATCAAAATAAACAACTAAAACTTCTTTTGTTTCTTCGCCAAAAGCTACAACTGTCATTGGCATTCCACCAGATTTTAAAGCAACTATATCACCAATATTAAATAGAGACATGTTAAACCTCCATAAGTTTTAAACATTGCTGATAAAGATAATCATCGCTCATTTCCATTGTGTGCAATTTTTCAAAATTGTTTTTTATAGCATCAAACTTAGTTTCATATAAGTCTTTACTAAGAACAATTTTATCAATGTCCTCTTCTGAATTTATAGATATTATTCCATTTGAATCAAAAAACAAGTCTATTTTAGGATTACCCAAATAAATTGGCACTGTTCCAAATGAAAAACAGTCTGTCAACATTTCAGCAAAAAAATATGGCTGATTATTATTCTGAATAACAACAGTAAACATATAGTCTTTTAGTGCATTATCTTTTTTATAGAAACCATCATATTTTTCACCAGTGTAAGGAGAATTTAAAAAACCGCCAAACAAATCAAATTTTTCAACATTATTTTTTGCTATACTTTGCCTAATAGCATGAAAATTACAACTCAACTTATTTGAACATATCATTGAACACATTTTTGTTTTTTTATAAATGTTCCAATTTTCTTTTTTTGACCAAGGAATATTGCTGCATGAATAACAAAACTTAAATCTTGAATCTAAAGAAAGCAAGTATTCGTCAGAAGTAAATATGTAATCTATATCGTTAAATATTTTTTTGTAATCATATTTTATTTTATCATACAAGTTTTGAAATATTGTTATGGATTCACACAACCACCCAAATCTAGGAACATTTTTAACTTTTGGATATTTGTAACAATCAAGAATTGAATAATCCATGAAAACAGAAAAATCTGAATCTTCATTAGACCAATCAAAAAGTTTTGGACTGTTGTTTGAACAACTTGAAAAACTAAGATTAAAAGGGGAACCTATGCCTTTTACTTTTCCTTTTTTCGGCATTTTTTTTCACCAATTTTGCTTTTTTAGTTTTTGAAATCTTTGCAATTCTTTTTGACATTATATTAAACAAGCTCCACCAGCACAAGCAAGTTCTCCTTGAATATCTATTGTAGAATTAACTTCAACAGCATTTAAATAATTAACATCAGAATAATTATTTATTAGCTTGTTCCATAAATCTAAATTATAAGCATCTTTAAGTGCATAAGTAGCGTACTTAACATCAGAAGAAAAAAATTCATCTGCATATTTTTGCACCATAATTTTCCAAGTTTTTTGTTTTTCATCTTTTGGTTCAAAATAACCAAGAACACATGAACAAGCATCCCACAAAGAATTAAAATTATATTCAGAAAATTTTGGGTAAGTTTCATATGCCTTAGATGTGGCTTCATAACCCCAATTAGCTATTTGTTCTTCAATTGAATAAACTGCTGTAAATGGAGCTTGATTATAGTCTTTATCTCCAGTTGAAGCTATGAGAGATATTCCAGCAAGCTCTGCACGATGATTGTAAATGTACTCTTTTACCTTATCCCACTCATCATCTTTTACATGTATTGTATTAGAAACATTGTGATTTAACTCTTTTCTAACGCAAAGATGTTCATTTTTTCCAGCAACAACCCAATTTTTATAGGTTGATAAAACATCATCAAGCATAGATATAGCATCTATGTTTTCCTTAAGCACTGTTCCATCTTGGCTTTGTACACAAAACCTTATGCAATCATCCGTTTTATTTGATGACCATACTGATTCTTCACATGCTTGAGGATTAATGCTTTTAAAGTGCTGGTAAGGAGATTCCATCTGATTAGCTTGAACAATTCTAAAATATCTTTTAGAATGATCTGGATGAATACCAGAAGCAGACCCTAATAAAGCAGCAGAATTACCCTCTGGCTTTACGCAAGTTGTTCTTGCAGCAGGACTTATGTTTAATATTTCTGCGTACTTTTTGTTTGTATCTTTAACTATTTTTGCTCCATTTTGTTGAATTGTTGGGTTTAATAGTATTTTAGGATGATGTTGCATACCATTAATTGAAACGCCCAATAATGCCTCTTTACGAGCAATAAGTTCTGTAACATGACCCAAGTATGGGAAATTGGTAAAAGATGCTTGTAATGTACCAATAAAGGCAGCAGCAGCACACCTTTGGTAGAAGTCTTCTTCTGAAGTTATTGTTTTTCCATTAATAGTTGATAAATTGCAGAATCCCCAACCAGAAAGACCGACCTCATCTTCTGGCATGTCATCTTTGCATGACTCTTTTGTTGTTATTGGTCCTTCATATAATGACAAAGCCTCAGCTAGTTCTGGACTGTTTTTCTTGAAGAAATGTTTAGTTATCCATGATATTTCACAACATGGATTACATAATGCATCATAAAAATCGGCAAAGAAAAATCCTGGTTCACCAAATTCTTTTGTTGCTTTAAATAGATTTTCAAATACTTCTTTGGAAGTATATTTTCTATGAAGTAATGCAGAGATGTTTGCCCTAGCTCTTTGAGGGTTAGTGAAATACCAATCGCCAGTCTTTGCATTGATCATTAATTCATCATCGGCAGAGAATAAGGCTATAGTTGCAGATCTACGAACACCGCCAGAAATAACAGCATCAGCAGCAAACATAACTATATCGAATGCATCTATTGTTCTTAATTGTGTTTGCCCATTTGCAATACATCTATCGAGTAATTCCCTAGTCTTTTCTAAAGCTTTTTCTAGTGGTTGATAACCTGGGGCATTGCCTATGCCACAACTTAAAGGAGCACCCTTTTCTCTTATGTCTTGATAACTAAATCCAACCGCAATATCTTTGTATCTTTCAAATCCTTTTATTGGAGTTTCAAAATATGAAGAAAGAAGAACACCAAGAGCATCTGCCCAACCTTCGATTGAATCTTCAACCCTATATATATGATGCTCATAACAACATGTTTCTGTGTTTAATCTAGTAGATGAGAACTTTGGCAACAATTCAACATGATGTTTTTGTACACTAAACCCAGTTCCAGACCCGCAAAGCAATAAATAAAAACATTCTTGGAAAAATCGTAATCTGTCGCAATAACTAGCAGAACAATTAAATATTCTTGCATTATGTTTAATAATTGGCTTACCGCCAAACTGTAATGCTCTTTGTGAACCCAATATTTTTTGATCTCTGATCATTTCATAATGTTCTTCAATATCTTTACGCAAAGATGGATGAACTTCTATCATCATATCTTTTATTCTTTGTACGCTTTCATCCCAAGTTTCCCTTCTTTTTTCAGATTCAATCCATCTAGCGTATTTGGAAACAGCCGTATATTTTTGTAATTCTTTAATAGACATGAAAAAAACTCCATCTGCCCTGCTATCGCAAGGATAAGCGGAACTCTAAAGGAATGTAATGCTGGCGATTACCAGCGGAAATAAATACACCCATGATTGTAGGTAAGACAGATCAAAATCTTACTTATTTTTTTTATTGTGGCAAGACTATTTTGTGACTTTTAATCAAATGTTTTTTGTAGAAAAATTAAGAAAAAAGATAAGCATATTCTGAATAATCACCCCAATATTCATTTGATTCAGAAAAAACTTTTTGAAAAGTTTGAAAATGTGATGTGAATGCATAACCGTGATTTATGTGAACTGATGGGTTTTTACAGAACCAATCTTTGTTTTTCCAGTTTAATGGTGTAAAAGCAGCTTCTTTTGAATACCAAGGCTCTAAACTTCCAGAGTTTTTCAATAACGCATTTGGAAATATGTTTTCAAAATGTTTAATGGCACTAGTAAACTTCATGGTCACTTGAGATGTTGCCCTTGCTGCACCATTTTTAGGTTGCCAACCAGAAGAACACAATCCTATATAATTAGTGTTTGATATAGAATCGCATTCAAAATCATCATATTCAAAATATCCTTCTGGATAAAGGCAATCATGTTCTAAAAAACTAACATATTTGACATTTGTTGAATTTTTTCTTACAAAATAAAGCAAATGCAATATTTGTAAAACTTGATTTAAATGATTACTATTCTTGGTTTGAGAAATTATTTCGCAAAATGGATTTTCTGGTATTTTATTCCATACAGATGTAATTATTCTGGCTTTTTTTTCTGATGAAATAGCCAAACTTTTTAAACTGGCATATAAAGCTTTTTCTTTTCTTGTATCATTGTTGTTTGTATAAAAAATACCAATTCTTTCATCAAAAATTTTTGGATAAATTAAAAATTCATTTTCATTTGTTTCTAGTTTAGAGCCATCGTCAAATTCAACAATTAACTTTTTTAATACGCCATGATTTGTGTCGCCAAAAATGGCGTTGGAAACATAAATATTTAAACTATCGTCTTTGAAAACACTTGCGACATACTCCGTTACATCTTTTGGGCCATATGTAGCCTTAACTATTTTCATTGTAAACCATATCTAAAAGCGAAACTATTTCATCAACAGACAAAGATTGCATCAACTCGACTATTGTATCAGATATGATCTTAGCATGTTCTTCTGAAACATTTGCTTTTATTATTTTATTGTATAAATTTCTTCTTATAAACATTCTTACTAAAGGACCGCCATTTTTAATTATTAAAGCAACACCTTTTTTAGAAGTGCAAAACTTAAGTATGCTAATTCCATCAACAATAAATCCAACCAACATAATGATTGTTATGATTCCAATAGCATCGTAATTTTTTATTTTTTCTGATTTTTGTAAAATTGATTTTATTTTATCATGCGACCGCATTATTTTTTTCTCCATCAGGTTAAACAGTGTTGTTGTTTTACTGTTTTTTTAATTTCTTCTATTAGTTTAGAAAATGAAATTGGGTCTTTTTCTATTAATATAAATTGCTCTTTGCTTATAGTTTGATTAAACAATAAAAAAAGCACTGAGTTTAACATGATTTACTTTTTGTTTTTTATAATGGATTGACTTGTTCTCATTGCCCATTCAATACCAGATGTTCCACCCCAACCTAGCCATGCAACTACTGCTGGAATAGTCCAAGGCTTAGTTTTATATTCTGGTTTAGATTTTGCTTTTTTATAATTAGATCCGTGTCTATTAAATTGAGCCATTCTTTTTACTGTGTCAGCAGACAACATAGCATTTCCAGCTAAGTCTCTTGCCCTAGCCCAACCAACAGCGGTCATGCCTTTGCACTCTTTGCCGTATTTATCTTTCCACTCTAAAACTTTTCTTGCGTTATTTCTTGCTGATTGTGGGGCATCATAAGATTCTTTTCCTATAGAAAATTGTTTTAATTTTTGATTTTTATAAGCATTAGTGCTTAAGATTAAATCTTTAATTGAATTTAAAAATTCATTGTAATCTATTTGTTGTTTTAAATGTTCATCATCTTTTTTTTTAGACATTTTTAAATCCTATATAAGCATGAATAGTTTTTTGTCAATTAGCTGTTCTGGAAATCCATCAAAATTACTATATGCAAAAGTTTCGCCAGCCCTAATATGTTTTTCAGCATCTTTCTTCCTAACCCTGAGAACACCTATAGGAAGATTATCGCCAGTATCAAAGTCTTTAAGGTGACCATGAGCATCGCCCCAACTATTAACAATAATTGCATATGGGTCTTTAGCCCTATCATCAACGCCTATGAAGCACATTTGATGGCCCCAATTATCTGTCTGGCTATGAAACCCATCAGATTCTGGTTCCATTTCATATCCTACATCACTAGCAGTGGTGCAAGGATATCCATTAACAATAGCCTCAACCAATTGATCCCAACTTTTAATTTTCGCAGCAGACTTTACTGGGTGTTTAGTTCCTTCTTCAATAAACTTTTTATCTGGTCCTGGCGTATCACCCCATTTTTTAGCTACGCTTCCAGCATACTTAGGAACACCATCAAAACCACTACGCAAAACCCCATATTTAATAACAGCATCTGCCATCCAACTCCCAAGAGAACCATCTTCACCATTCAATTGTCCACGACCAACAAGAACTCTTCCTGTTCCATAAAGATATGGAGGAAAGACAGGTTCAAATTTTTCGTGATCGCCTTTCATAAGTTTTTCAGTAGCCATTAAGTATTCAACAGCATTTTTAGCACCAAAACTTACACAGTTATGTTGAGCAATACCATTAGCTATTAAAGTATGCTCTCCTTCAACAGTAATACAAAAAACTGGAAAGTCTGAAACTTGTTTTCTAGATATGTTAGTTATCTTTCTGGCAAAACCAAATGGTGTTTTATGGATCTTTAATGCTTTGGGTTTGGTTACTTCATATGCACCTAAAGATAATGCATCAAAACCATATAGATCCATTTGACCAGCAGCAACAGTTTGATGAGAAGCTTTCTTTCTTTTTAATGTCATAGGGTTAAGATTACAAGACAAGCATAATCTAGATAAATCATTCAACAAAGAATCAGATGCTGTTACCCCAATAATTCTTGTTGCTCTTTTACTAAAATGACCATCTCCATCTATCCATCCTCTAATGCAAGATATCTTTACAGTTAATGGGCTATTAAATATAAAAGATGGAACTGTTTTAGAGTAAGTATTATTGGGAATTAACTGCTTAATAAAAGTAGCTAATTTTGTGTTATGTATTTCTACTAACAAAACATTTTGTTTTTTCTTGTGGTAATATTTTTTAGCTTCTAATCCAAATACATTTTTAGTTATAGCTATAATTTCTTCCGCAAAAAGTTCTTCATTAATGTTAAAATTAAATGTTATTTTATTGTATTTGCCATTAATAGCTGTTTTAGTCTTAGAACAACCACCTTCTGCTAAATATAAACCTATAAATCTTGCAAGATTTTCGTCTACCTTTATAGATTTTCCATTAAAACCTATGTGTTGATATTCAGAAGATTGAACACCAAAAGGCAAAAGAAGATAGTCACCTTTAGAATAGTCTTTAAATTTCTTTTTTCCAAAACCATCAAATTTAAATCTATATCCATTATATGGCATAAATAAAGCATCATGCGTTTCTGTTGCGGTTATAGTGCGATTCCAACCCTTAACCTTTAAGGTAACTAGATCGCCAGTAAATCGTTTGCGAACTAGTCCTATAACTTTTCTAGGCTGGTTTATATGATTTAGTACATACTCGCCTTCAGATATATCTTCTACGCTCTTCTCTGTACCATCAGCCATGCAAACTTTAGTACCAGCCACATAACAATCACCAATCTCTTGAGCGTAATTAGGCGTATCATTACCAAGCACTTTACGAACAACATCGTACAACATCATCTTTTTGCCTTTAGTGTCTTGGCTTTTGCCATAAACATTAAAGTCTCTAAATGATCCATTATCTTTGATTAAATTAAATTCACTTTCAACAAGCGAAGGATTGTCTTTTCCTGCCCAACCATTAATCTTTGATAGTTCAAACATGTTTCACCTATTTTATTGATTTAAGTCCAAATGATATTTCTCTCCACGCAATAGCAAAATCTTCTTTGGTTTGCATTTTACTAGTTTTATATAAATCAAAAAGCTTTTCTTGTATTTCTGTAAATAATGGTTCCCACTTTGTTCTATCTCCACCAGATTTTGTTAATGCTAATTTATTTGATTCTGCGGTTTTTTTCAGTATGTCTTCAAGTGTTGCAATTGTTCCAGCAGCAATAGCAGCAGCCATACTATCAAAAGATGTTGCAATAGCAGTAGATTGTTTTATCTTATCTGTTTTTGATAGCTTGATATTTTTAACAGAATCATAAACAAATTTAGAAAGTTGATATTTTGACTCTCCAAATTCTGGTTCAACTTCTGGCTCTGATGGAGTATCAGGTTCTGGTTCGCCAATAAAAACATCTGTTGAAATAAAATTGGTTCTAGTGGCTGCTTCTAAAAGTTTTTCATTATCTTTAACTACATATAAATGCGTTATTGAAACAATAACTTTAAGTCTTTTTGCTTGTATACCAGAACCAAAGAAAACGCCATTTTCATAGTTACGAATTCTTTTTTCTGTATAACCATCAAAAACTTTCCATGCGTATGTGGTTGAAACTAAAAACTTTGGTGCGGATTGAATTGGGCTTATAGACAAATCTACAAGCTCACCTAATGGAATAGGAACTTCTGCCCCAATAATTTTTTGTTCTGGAATTATAAAGTTTTCTGCAAAAGTAAAATTGCAAAACACCAACAAAAAAAACAGCGATTTCTTAAACATGTTAATTTCCTATAATTTACTTATTGGTTTTATCAATAAAACATTCTTTACTATGCTTATGTTTTTTTAAACTATCTGAAACATAAAACAATACAAATATTATTGCTAAAATAATAGCTATTACAACATTAGAAACAAATTTAACTAGAAACTTAAACACTAGTATTTGCCTTGAGCAGTCCTAGCAGCAAGGATAAAATCTTCTGCTTTAATTTGACTAAGGTCACCATCAAATTTATTGATCAAAAAAGTTAAAGCAGTAACAAACCAAGGTTCTTCAGCAATTTTAACAATTTGAGCGACAACCTTATCATCTGATTCACCAGGAATGATTGTGGAAACCCACTTTAAAGTAGAAACAATAATAGCTACAGATTTTGCAACTTGATCAGGGCTAAAACTTTTTACAACATCAGACATAATAAAATCTCCTTTTGAGTAATGGATAAATACAATATATCAATCATTTTTCCAACTGCAAGCCAATATGTTTAAATTTTTATTCAATTCTGTTTCTTTTTTTACATCTTCAATATTTTCACTGCCAACAGTTTTTAATTCACCGTTCTTTTCTAAAAGAACTGCCCAAAATTTATATTTATTTTTTAAAACTTTTATCAATGCTTTAAGTGCAATATTTTTATTCTTTGATTCTTTCTCTTCGGTTAAAAGCTTTTCTATATTAGTTTGAACATCTGAATCGTCAAAAAGATTTGCTACACCTAACCAAAATCTATATCTTGTCCATATTCGTAAAACTTCTACTCCAGCAACAGATTCTATTTTTTCTTTAACTGTATCGGTTATTTCAAAGTTACAATGTCCAACCCAAAGTTTATAAAGCTTTGCTGTAACAGCATTTTCATTTAATGGTAAAAGACCATAAGGACCGACAACTAATCTAACATGCCTTTCTTCAGAATCATCAAATTCTTTAAAGCTATCTTTATGAGATTTTGTTTCAAGATCAATGTCTTCTTTGTTTGGCGTAAGTGGATCTTCCCACTTTAACCACTGTATTTTTTTAATCATTCTTTCTGTCCGCAAATTTTCTGTATTGTAGCCACCCTAAGAAATTACCGCTATAGGTATCAGACGATGTAGGAGTAGCACAATGCTCAAAAGGACTCCAATGACCTTCATTCATTAATCTGTCATGAAGATCATAATCTTTTTCATTATCTATTTTGCCTTCAAAATTAAGATAGCTAACTCTAGCACAACGAGCCACACTTATTTTAAGCATTTTTTCTATTGGTATACCATCATCTACATAAGCATCGCCAAATGGAATGTGCCAATCGCCAAAATTTTTAATCTTGGGAGTTGATTCATCTAATACGGTTTTCATTTTTGTTGCTAATTCACATATTTCTGGTTGTGCATCAGGACTTATTCTTAATTTAAAAAAATTATCCCATTCTGTAGAAGTAACAATTGTTGTTATGTGCGAAAATGGCTCTAATATTCTATTGGCTATGCTTTTGTGAACACCAAGTTCTTTTAGTAATGCACATTTTTTAATAACAAACTCTGCTGCTTCTTCCCAAACATGATTACACATGACTTCTTTGTTATGATCTAATCTTTCGCCAGATGACATTCCCTTTTGGTTTTTTGCCCAAACACTTGGTTTTGCCATATCTTCTTTAATATCATCAATCATTTTATCAACTGGTATAGCTCGGCTACTACTGGCATTTCTAGAAAAGATTCTATGTGTCATAAACTCAGAATGTATAAATCTTGGATATTTAATAACCATAGTGGTTATTCTTCTATCGTGAATAGATATGGAATCTGAAATTATTTTTGCTTCTATCGTCATTATTTTTCCTTAAAAACAAATGCCTCGCTTGGAAGAACCAATGGCTTTTCATCTGATGTAACTAAAAAATTAGAAAGCATTTTTTTAATTATTAAATCAGATAAGCCTTTATCGTCAGCAATAATTCCACCTTCAACAACACCATGTATTATTGATGTCATCATACTTCCAGTTTGTAAAGAAGAAAGAAAAGATGCTGTTTTTTCAGATAAAACAGACTTTTCTTCTTTGTCTATTGCTTCTGGAAATATAAAAGTTGTTATAATATCACTTGAATTTACATCAAAAATTATTTTTATATTTTTCATATTATCTGTTGTATAGGTTGTTAAAACAGTGAATAACCTGAGATATATAGTCCTCTTCAAAATTTTCTGATTCAAGAATAGAACTCATTTTTACAGCTTCATAAGTTTTAACAACTATATTGTCTGGAAGCTTACACATATAAACAAAGCTGTATTTTTTATTTGATACTATGGTTCCAGATAAAAATAAATTGATCCAACCAAAACCTCTTTTGTCTATTGGTTGAACACCAGTAATTGATTTAAATGATGCATTAACAAATTTATCAACATCATAATCATCGTCTTTCATTTGAAAACTTGGCAATTCATAATTTCCATTTTCGTTTTTTGAAAATAGAATTGATGGCTCTTTTTCGTCTTCTGTTTTGCACATTAAAAATGATATTGTTAAATTCATAATTCACCAATTATTGTTTCACAAGATTTTTCCCAAGTGTTTTCGCTAAAGTAATTTATGCCTTTAGAGTTTATTTTTAAATCACCCTTTTGTTTTTTCTCATGGATGCTTCTTAGTGCAGAAGAAAATTCTTCTACATATTTTTTTCCAAGTTTAGCCCATTCTGCTGAACCATCAAACCATTTTCCATCGTAAGCACTTTCCATACCTTCTGGATTAATTAAAATCGCACCAGCATCATTAGCAAATTCTGTTGGACCAGAATAATTTGTAGCAATACAATGTTTGCCCATTGACAACATCTCAGAAAGTTCTAAGTTCCAAGCTTCTGCACGATATGGAAATATGCCAACATCAGAACCATGCATAAGCCTATTAACATCTGCTTGAGATTTTAATCTTTCTTTTAAAACAATTATCTTATCAAAATATTTACTTTTTTCAAAAAATGAAATCCAGTGATTTTGTTCTTCTTGTGACAAAAATGGATTAGAGCAACACATTATAAGTTTGAAATCATCATCTTTATCAAAAGTTTTTTCTATAATATCTATGATGAGATCATGGCCTTTCCTTATTTCCCACTTACCAACACAAACTATTTTGGTTGTTTTTTTATCATCTATTTTAGATTCTGGAAAAACTACTTTATCTACACCAAGTTTTACAACTACTATTTTTGAACTTTCCAAACCAGAATTTATAAGAACATCTTTTGCCCAAGAGGATGTAACAAAAACTTTTTCTAAAAATTTTAAGTGGTGAACTTCATTTTCTTTTATTTTATTAGTTTCAAAAAATGTTAAACCAAACTTTTTACCATTTCCAACATGGGATGCCATATCAAACTGATGCCATATTTTTAAACTTGGTGCTGTGTAGTTAAATGTTTTTGTTTTTTCAATAGAAGACCTTAAGATATCATGTTTTGATTCTTCGCAATCTACTGGCCCAATTGGCCATAGTGCTACATTATGATTTTTTTGTAAATTTAAAAAAACATTTAAACCAACGACACCATACCCAAGCTGATTTATTGGGCAACTGAGATTTATATCCATAGTATCCTCCTTATGCAAATCAAACTTATTTGTTTGTAGTCCTCATTTTTTCAAAAACAACTATCTTAGTATATCCTTGTAACTCTAATGATAAAGCTTTTTTTTCTGCTCTTTGCCAATAAATTTCTTCGTACTCTGCTATTTTTATTCTTGTTTTGCCATTAGGCTCTGTTGCCCAAACTTCAAAATAAGTTTGCATGGGATACCTCCTTTAAAAAGGATAAAGCCCATGTATAAATACCCCTAACTATTAGCTATATATAAACTTGGATAGCTTTAGACCAATCACTTCCTTGATAATTTTTCTAATTATTAGATTTTTTATAGTATCTTCTATTTCTATACTTGAATAAATAAGGCTACCGTGTTCCTTTTTTACTTGAGAAACAACTAAGGAACGCAAATTTTCTTCAGATGTTAATTCATCTTCAACTAAAGAGTTATAAATAAAACTCTCAAGCTCATTGTATATTTTAAAATCTACAGCGTTTTTTACTTTTGTATAGTGATTTTTCATTTTACCAATCGTTAGGTGTTATTGAATTATTCCATTGAAAATCATGAAAAGTCAAACCGTTTAAGTGTGCTATTTCATGTTGAGCAACACAACTCTCTAAAAAATTATCATTGCTTTCTTCTGGTCTACTTCCAAAAAAAATTGATCCATCATGATTTAAACATGCAACTTCAATCCACATATGTCTATAAACATCAAGTTGCTCATCTGGAAAACTTAAACAACCTTCTTTTTTACAAATCTTTACTTGAGAAAAATTTATTATTTTAGGATTTATTAAAATAAATGGCTTATTGTTTTTAAGAACTATGGCAACCGAAGCATCTATGCCAAATTGATTTGCTGCTAAACCAACAGCTTTTACTTCGTTTTTTTTATTGTAAAGGTTCAAAAATTGCCACATTCTTTTAGCAATAGTTTTTCCTTTTTTTAAATCTACTTCTTTGCATTTTGTTTTTAAAACAGGGTTATTTATTATTATTTTCATTAAAGTATTCTTCTATGTCCTTTTCTACTTGAATAGCATTAACATAACCGTCTGGTATTACCGCAAATCTGCAAACGCCATCCAGTTCTATTTGTTGATCAAGTATAATACATGCGTTTTCTGATTTATGTAATGCACAATTTCCGCATTTAACACCAATATTTTTAGTTGGGTTATTCTCTGCGTTTTCATACCCAACCCAAATGCCATTAGATTTATCAAGTGGACCAACTTTTTGAGACAATGAAATAAGTGAATTAGCTAATTCTTTTTCGTCATTTGAAAGTTGTAAATAAAGATCTTCATACGATTGAGACTTCATTATTTTAGCAAATTTTTCTGGACCCTCAATAGAAATACCTTGCCTAATAGCTTGTTTTTTAGCATCTTTTCCAAGATAACATTTACCTTGATCGCCCCATTTCCAACCATCTTTACCATTTTCAGAACAATTTTTTAAAGGCATTAGAATCTCCTAGCTATAAGCTTACAAAGTTTTATAAAATACTTTTCGCTCAAATTCATCTTCATGTAATTAACATCTTTATGAACCCATTGTATATTTTCTTTAGTGTACCCAAGGTCACTATTTTTTCTGTCTATTGAAGCAGTTCCTAAAGAATATATGTTTTTATTACTAATTCTTTTTAAATATTTTGTATGCGTTATTTTTAATCCAGTATAGAAACATCTTTTATTTTGTTTTAAGAAAATTTCCCAAGCATCTTGCATTGTTGCTGTTATTTCTATATTTCTTTTTTTTGCATTCTTTATTAAAGAACACCAATATCTTCCAGATATTTTTCCAACTGTTCTATTATTGTGAGACTTTTTTTTCATGACTACCCCCATACTAATACACAGTATGAGGGTAAAACATTGAATATTATTTCATGGAAACAGCTTGAGGATTTGAGTTTTTGAATGCCGTTGATTCATTCTTCCACCCAAATTGTTCTAATGCAGTATGATATCCACTTGTCCATGAACCATCTGCGTAAAGCTTTGCACAAGCCTCCCAACCATCACGATATGAACCAGATCCAGTTGGTGAACCAGCCCTTAAAATAGCATCTCTATAGCCATTTTCATAAGTTGGTTTGCCTCTTTCTGCATAAATTTCATCTTTCAACAGCCTGTTTTCAGCAGCAAAAAGTTCTTTAACTGTTATATTTTTATTAGTTTCTACCACATACATATGGCTAACATAAATTGAATATCCTAAAAAAACTAACGCAATAGAACCAAAAAACTTGCTCATAATAGTCCTCCATAAAGAAATAGGTCTTTGAAAAGTCTTAACTCTAAATTGTTTTACTCTTTTGTAATGCTCTTGGCAATCCCTAATTACTTCTGGATTGTAATTTTTATAGTTGTGCAAGTGCCCAAAAACAAAATGACAATGTTTGCAAAGAGTACATAAGTTGTTTCTACATAACTCTTTAGATGAATCAACACTAACTGGTATTATATGATGAACTTGAACCTCTTTTTTTGTGCCACAACCTATACATGATGGATTATCTTCAATGTGTTGACAACGAAGAGTCCACCATTTACCAGAACGATCAGAACCAAAAAAACCAAAAAAATACTTAAACATTAATGTCCTTGCTGTATTCAAAATTATAAAAATCTTTTTCTGCCCATTCAATTGTCATTTCAATTGTTTTTTTATTGTGCTCTTCTTTCCAATGTTTTGTCGATCCTAATTTCTCATTTATTATTGGAACATTAAAATCTATAGAGTGAATATTCAGCATTTTTAAATCACTTTGCAGGTTTTCCTGTTTTATAAATGAACGATACTTAGACACCCATTCTGTTATCGTATAATGGAAAAAACCATCGTTAGAAAGTTTTTTATTTAAAACAAGACCTATAAATTCTTCAAGAGTTTTTTCTTTTAACAAAAATTCATTTTCGTAATTCTGTCCGTACTTCCAATGATTGTAAAGAGAAACTATTCTAGAAAAAGGATTTCTTACACTTATAAAAACATTATAGTCATCATATTCAGAACTTAATTTGTCAGGAGGCCAAGGGGTGTGTTGACCATTTATTTCTATGCCTTCAAAATTAACATTTAAATCTTGAATAAAAGCATTGTTGTTATACTTTCCATCCGTTAAAACATATGATATGGCTGTACTACCAGTCTTTGGTGGTCCTATGTAAAGCCATTTCTTTTTTTTGTTAAGTATCATTACATTCTTTTATTTTTGAAAATATGTAATCTTCCCAATTTTTAATCATTGTTTTGTGTGTGTAATTACTTTCTACAATAGATTTAGCTAAAACGACCATTTCAGATTTTCTTCCTTGCTTGTAAGCTTCTTTTATTTTATTTGAAAATTCAACTGCTGTTGGTCTTACCTTGGTTGATAAACACAATTCACCATGTAAATTCATTAACTCTAAATAAGAGTTATATTGAGTCGTTACAATTGGAACACCACAAAACCAAGACTCTAATAGTACTAACGGCATACCTTCTACATCTGAAGGAAGGACAATTACATCTGCACCAGCATAGTAATCTCCAATGTTTTTTGTTTTTTTAATTAATTGAATATTTTGTTTTTTTATCAATTGAAAATCTTTTTTTAAAGAACCAGTATCAACAAATAAAAATTTCCAACTTTCATCAAATAATTCTGAGCACTGAAGAAGAATTTTTGGATTTTTTTCTTCTGATAATCTACTTAAAAACAAAACAACTTTATTATCTTCACAACCCCATTCTTTTCTTTGTTTCACTCTTCCTTTTAATTCTTCAAGTCTATTTATATCTATTCCATTGTATATTACAGTTGCATTATTTTCACTAAATGCTGAAGCAGCAACTTTACTTACACCAACATGATATTTTGAATTTTTGCATGTTTGATTTATTAATAACTTATGATCTTTCCAAGATGGATCACTATGTGAAACATCTATGGTTGGACATTTTAAACTATTTTTTAAGTTTATATTTAAATTAAAACACCAAGATATAACTGCATCAGCATCACTCAAAAAATTTATAATTTTTTCTGGATTTGAATAAAAGTTAGACAAAATTTTTGTTGTTTTTGGAACTTCTTCTAATAAAATTGAATCGCTTTGACCACTTAAATTTAAAATTAAATAAGGGTCTAGTCTCTTGAAGAATTTTGCAAGAGTTACTATCCATCTTTCAGCACCACCCATGCCTAATGACGGTGTTATAAGTGCAACCTTTGGTTTACTCATTTATCTCTATTTTTTTTTCGTAAAAGTAATTTTTACCCATTTCATTTTTTTTATTATCCATTTTTTCTTTGCACTTCTTACAGATTCTATTTGTTGCTGGATCACAACTTAGAAATTGTTTATTGCACCAACCTAAACAATTCACAAGTATTTTATTTTTTGTTTTCTTCATAAAAAACCTCCTTCGTAAACTTAATCGCATCATCATCTATTCCAAAGTAATTCTTTTCTAAATTGGCTATAAAGTCATTTTTTTTAAAAAATTTAATTGTATTAACATCATCTTCTTTACAATAAAAAACAATTTTATTTCTGTATTTTTTGTTGTATATAAAATCTAAAAAATCTTTACCAAAACCCGATCTTCTAAAATCTTTGTCTATACATATTCTTTCAATTAGTAATTCGTTTTCTTTAACCTCAAAAAGTAAAAATCCAATAATTATTGAACCTTCACTTATTGTGTAAGTATATGTGTTCTTTTTTTTAACAAAATCAACAAAATCAGATGAGTTCCAAGCTTTTTTTGAAACCATTTCTCCAAAATCTGGATCTTCTATAGTGCAATTTTTCTTTTCTATTTCTACTATAGATCTTAGGTTCTTTTTTAAAAGAAGTTTTATTTCACTTGAAATTTGTTTTTTCTTTTTAGCCATTATAAACCTCAAGGAAAATAACTTTGAAAAATAGAATAGTCTATGCTTGTAAAAAGTTAACAAAAAAACTTTCAAATTCAACCACAATACTCAATTCTATCTCAAAAAATAATATTTATTCAAATGAAACTTTTGATTTACTGTTAAAAATAATAAGAAAATGTTATTCAACTGGGATTATATCAGAATCAGAATTTATTTCATTGTTATCAATACTTGGTAAAAATGCAGATGATTTTAATTCTAAAGGATTTATTGAAAAAAGTGTTGTTTGGTTTTTTGCTGATATAGCAGCAGACTTGTTATAGTCAATAGGCCACTTCTTCTCCCTGATAGTACTACTACCAGCAAGTTCCTAGAACAAGCAGTTTGTTATAAAATTTTGACCAAACAGGACATTAGAAAGAAGGTACTTGTAAAGTATCAGGTCTAGTATGAGAAGTGGTCACTCAAATTCTAGTATAATAATCTTTCTAAACTATTTCGTGCCACCCTGTTGAGAGTTTGGCTACTCTCTGGCAATCCTTGGGGTTATCCCCTGGTGATGTGATTCATTTCGGTATAAAAACTGCGGAAGAACCGTATGCTTGAATTGTTAACGCAGTTGCTTTTAATCACATGCTCTTTTATAACTTTCAACATTTTCCTTACACAGAAGAAATATATACTTAGAGCAACCGTCTTTCAACCTAAAGTGTTTTATTTTCTTTTTATTTCCTATCGGTCTTTTATCACAACTTAAAAAAACCTCTTGCAAAATAATAAGTGCCTCTTTATTTGATGAAGCACATAGTGCAATACAACAACTTCCATTCTTATCTATAGAAGCTTTATTTTTTTTATTTTTTCCTTCTACTCTTATCCATATTTCATAAAGATATCTCATAAAACCCCAATAATTAAAGATTTTATTTTAAATAAGGTGTTTATTATAATAGCAAACTATATTTAAACAAGAAGTAAAACCATGAAAATATATACTGGTGGAACTTTTGATTTATTCCATTCTGGTCATGCAAATTTTTTGAAAATATGCAAAGAGATATCTGGAAATAATGGCTTAGTTTTTGTTTCACTAAACACAGATTCATTTATAAAGTCATACAAAGGAATCAGTCCAACTTGCTCATATGAAGAAAGAAAAAGCGTCTTACTTTCTTGCAAATATGTTGATTTTGTAATACCAAATATTGGAAATGAAGATTCAAAAATTGCAATACTTCAAGTTAATCCAAACATCATTATAGTTGGTTCTGATTGGGCAAAAAAAGACTATTATAAACAAATGGGTTTTACACAAGATTGGCTAGATTATAACAACATATATATGATGTATGTTCCATACACAAAAACAATATCAACAACTGAAATTAAAAAAAGGTTGATAAATGAATGATATACTTTATGTAATACCATGCAAAATAATTACATTGAATCATTTAGATCATTTAAAAAAATGTGTAAAAAGCATATCTGACCTTATGGAGAATGATGACAAAATTTTAATTGTTGATTCTGATAGCAAAATAAAAAATCATTTTAATATTTCTTCTGAAAAAATAATTGTGGCAGATATTAAAAATAAAAATTATGAAGCTGGTGCATTGTTATATGCGTATAAAAATTTTGATTACAAAAGATTTTTACTTATTCATGACTCTTGCGAATTAAAAGAAAGCATAAAAAAATTAGATGGCAATATATATGTTTATAATTATGTTTATGATTGGTTTGGATGCGAAGACATTCATGTTGAATCAACAATAAAATATTTAGATAAAACAAAATGGCTTAAAATACCAGAAGAATTTATAACAATTGTTGGATCTATATTTTTTGCAAAAAAAACAATTCTAGACATTATTTATAAAAACGGAATAGAAAATTTATTGCCACAAAACAAAATAGATTCTTGTGCTTTTGAAAGAATTTTTGGAATAATCTTAACAAAAGAAGGTTATAAAGATGAAATTGTAAACAACAATAAACTTCCAATTTTTAAAAACTTTTTAGAGAGAACCTAATTAAAAATGATAAAGTTTTCAATAATAATCCCAACATATAAAAGAACTCCCTTGCTTAATCGTGCAATGACCAGTGTTATAAATCAAGATTATGATAACTATGAAGTCCTTGTTTGTTCTGATGGCTATAGTCAGGATGATCAATGTTGTGTGTTAAATATGAACGATAGTCGTTTTACTTACAACTTTACAGAAAAACCAAAAGGTCAAAATTATGGAAATGTTCAAAGAAATGCAATGATTTTAAAATGCACTGGAGATTACACAATATGGTTAGACGATGACAATGTTATTGAAGAAGACTATTTTTCATTTTCACATGATGAAATTTATAATAGAGACTACGGCATGTTAATATTTAAAATAGCTCACAATATTTTTAAAATTGTTCCTGAAAAAAATGAAATCAATATTGGAAATATAGATACATTAAATGCTATGGTTAAAACAGAAATAGCAAAAAAAATAAAATGGAGTTCATCATATATGTCAGATTCTTATTTTATAAAAGATGTAGAAAAATATTGTTTAAAAAATAATTTAAAAATTGGATTTTTTGATAAGATTATAGGTAGACACAATTAAAATTACACTTGTTTTTTTGGTGTATATAAATATTAAGGAGATATTATATGAAAATTTCAAATTTTACAAACATGTTTACAATAAATTAATATGAGCATAATAGAAGACATACAACTGTACCTATCTAATGCAAATGTAGTAATTGTCGATATTGACAACACTATTTTGCGTAATGGTATATACCCAATTAAAAAGATGGTTGATTATGTTAATGAGTTATCAAAACAAAATAAAATCTATATAATAACAGGCAGACCAGAAAAAGACAGGAAAGACACAATAGAAGCACTTAAAAAAGCTGGAGTTAAATACAATCGATTAATGATGAATAACATTGGTAATAATCCAAAAGATCAAAATGAATCTAAGAAAAAACATGCTGAAAGCATTAAAGAAAAAGTTCTTTTCGCCATAGATGATAATCCAAAAATGCGTAACGAATACAATAAGGTTGGAATTAAAACCAAGTCACCAAAAAGGTAGCAACAATGAAAACATTATCTGAAATTTATAGTTCAAAACATTTTTACACCGATAAAAACACGGTTCATTCTTATATTGATCAAATTTACTCTGAATTATTTCATGAAATACAAGAGTCTGCTAAAAATATTTTAGAGATAGGTATTGATCATGGTGGAAGTATATTATTGTGGAAAGATTATTTTTCGAATGCTACAATTTATGGAATAGATATAAATAATAAAAATGATATTTTTAAAGAAAAAGAAAGATTGAAAATATTGCATAGAGATGCTTATGATGAAAAATTTATAAGCTCTATTCCAGAAAATATTTTTGATTTAATTATTGATGATGGTCCTCATACCTTAAAAAGCATGACTTCATTTTTAGATGGTTATCAAAGTAAATTAAATGAAAATGGAATTATTATAATAGAAGATGTTCAAGAAATTTCTTGGATTGACACATTAATAGAACATGTTCATGAAGATTTAATTGATAACATTTATGTTCATGATCTTAGAGATATAAAAAATAGGGCTGATGATATATTATTTATTGTAGACAAAAGAAAAAAAAACAATTAGGCAACAATGCTTGCTATATCAAATCGTTTGATTAAACTATCCACTCCAAACATATCCATATAAACATCTCTTATTTCTTCCATACAAACTCTATTGAACTTTACTCCAATGCTTTTTGACATTCTAATAGATGCCAATATCATTATTCGTCTGGCTTTTTTTTGCCTATTTTTTTTAATTTTCATAATATCACATTGTACCAATTTGGAATCTCTCTTTTTTTCCATTTTGCTATATGGGATTTAAATTTTATATAATACATTTTATATGACTCTATTGGATCTTTTGACTTTATTTCTTCTGGCATAGCTTGAACAAATTCTGTCATCTCAATATTTGGTATTTTACATGCGAATGTCAAACATTCTTCTATAATTCTTTTACACTTATGTTCTTTTTCATATCTGTAAGAATACTCATCACAAAGATGTATCCCTAGTTCGCACAACCAAATAAAATTTCCCATACTTTTCCCTGCCCAAAGTGTGCAAGGATGATTAACATGAGTTGATTTATAGGGTGTCATAATGCCATGACTATTAAGAATAGTGCATAAAATTTGTGCTGTTTCTAAAGGCATTTTAACTATATGTTTGTCCATATGCCACTCAGCAGCTTGTTTTGGGTTTTTATCTAATACAAATATATTCATTTTTTTCCTTTAAAAACTTAAATTTATTTCTGTCATTTCAACAAACTCTAATGTTAAATCGTTATTGGATATAAACATTTTTGTTTTTTCTAATATTAATTTTGAATGTTCTTCGTTATAACAATCAAAAATATAAGCATTACTTTTTATTTTTGTTAATCCAACTTCTGGTTCTCTGCAAAAATAATTACCAACAAAATCTTTTATTATAGCTTTCATCTTGATTAACTCCTTTAAAATTGTAATATATTACTATTCGTACATCTGTCAAATTATTTAATTGATTGGAGCATTTTGATTAATTTAAATGATATAACAATTTGTGTAGTCGATTGCAAGAACTATAACAATGCTGCAAAATCAATAATTCATTGTTTTTCAGATTGTGGAATTTCTTTCAATAAAGCAATTTATTTTTCAGACATAAAACATTATAAGTTAAAAGAATATGGTATTGAATATGTAAACATAAATAAAATATCGTCTGCTAGAGAATACGATAATTTTATGATCAAAGAATTTCCAAAATACATAGAAACAAAATTTGCATTAATTGTTCAACACGATGGTTTAATTTATAAACCAGAAAAATGGACAGATGATTTTTTAAAATATGATTACATTGGTGCTACTTGGCCTCATTCTCCAAATGGCATAAACCATGTTGGTAACGGTGGATTTTCTTTAAGATCAAAAGCGTTTATAGATCAAGCATCAAAAATTATTGGCGACCTATATTGTGATCATGCTGAAGATGTTTTCTTGTGCTGTACAATATATAAGAGAATGATAGATCTTGGTTTTAAATATGCAGACATTGATACTGCTTGTAAATTTTCAGTTGAACAACATTGGTCAAAAACAAACAATGATTCTTTTGGATTTCATTTGGCTGCATGTAATTCTATTCAAAAACATTTTGATTTTAGAGAAAAAATTTATAATAACCTTGAAGAAAACTGGAAAAATTAATTTGCTTCATGCATTTTTTCATCAAAGAAACCGCTTATAGTTTCTTCGTCTATTAACTTTTTTAATTTGTTTCTTTTGTCGTTGTACTCAAATATAGATTTTGCAGCTTTTAAAATTTCTTCATCGTTAACTTTTGATCTTACTATATTTTCATATTTCCATATTACTTTATTTATATAAAATAGTTCTTCTTCAAATTCAATAATCTTAATTCTTAAATCTTCTGGTATTTGATTATAAATAGTTAAAAGACTTTCTAATTGATTAATGTTATTTTCATTGTTTATTACTGAGCATTTTATTTTTAAAATTGTGATTTTGTCAATTAATTCACCAGTGCCAATAAAACTATTATGTATCATATGCATTCTCCATTTTTAAATTTTTTCGTAAATCCAACAATCTTTATCAATTAAAATTTTCTTGTCTAGAAAAAATTCATCAACCGCTTTTGTTACAGTTTTCCAAGAACCATAATCATGGCCAGATATAATGCCACCAATTTTAACTTTTGGTAACCATGCATTTATATCTGCTTTTACACTTTCATAATCGTGACTACCGTCTATAAATATAAAATCTATTGTTTTATCTTCATAATTTTTTGATGCAGAAATAGAATCCATTCTAACTGGATTAATGACAGAAGACAAAGAAGATGTGTTTTCAATAAACAATTCATATAAAGAATTGGATTTTACATATAAATCATTTATGTGTACATTTTCATTACTCCCCATCCATGTATCTATACAATCTAATTTTATGTTTTTTTCAGAGTTTATAATCTCTACAGCAAGATAAGCTGAACTTTTTCCTTTCCATGATCCAACTTCAATAAATTTACTTCCAGAAGGAAACTTTTCAACCATTGACTTATAAAAGTCTTTATAATTAAACCAATCTTCGCCAAACTGTGGAAGTTGATATATGTGATTCATATTGATACTTCACCAGGAACTCTCATTTTTAATGCTTCATCTGGAACTTTTAACAGATCGGCTTTTACATAAAGAATATCGTGTGTTTTATGCCATTCGCTTGGATAAAAGTTCTTAATTCTATTTGCTTGAAATCTTACTGGTGTTCCAATATATTTTGCCTGATCTCTTTTTGTGTAGTACCAGAAACTGTTACTGTTCCAAAATGATATGTGTGTTGGGTCTTGAAAAGCACCTCTTCCATCCGTTGATGGAGTTTGTGTCAAAAACCAACCCATTGGACATAGGCATCTGTATGCTTCTTTCATAACATGGATTGGGTCTTTTAAATGCTCAAGTGCATCATGTGCCCTTATCAATCCCACTTCGCCATCTTTAAAAGGCCAAGGATCGTTTAAATCATGTATAATTTCTGCGTTCTGCATGTCTACCGACTTGTACCCCTTTGGAGGATTAAAACCACCACAAAGGTCTATCTTAAGCAAACCATTAAGATCACACCATTTCTCAGCTAATGAATAGATATACCTATCATGAATATTTAATGTTTCTTCTTGAATAAAAGCATTCTTTTCACCATAACAAGTATTGTTCTTATGCTTATAGTAAATGTACAAGCATTTATCTATGTGTTTAACATTTCCTTGTATATATGTTTTGCAAAGAATATCATGGTCATCTAAAACTTCCATTGTTTCATTATGACCACCAATCTTTTCATAAAACGATTTTTTCCAAGCACGAACATGATTTGGGGCAAACCAAATTTTAGAAAATGATGCTGGAGTTGAATCAAAAGATATTAATTCTAAAAGATCTTTTCCATGATACTTAAAAGGTCTATTTCTCCAACCATAATAATCAGAATAAACAAATGGTTTCCCATCAGGGTCTATTTCTGCACAATTTGAATAGGCAAAATCAATTGTTTCATCTGAATTAAATGTGTTATACAATTCTTGCAAACAATCTTCTGTTAGCTCATCATCATGATCAACTTCAACTACTACAGTACCGTTTGATCCCATAGACCCTTCTTTTTTGAAGAGTCCAATTAATTTTGAATTAGGGTTTTTTGATTCTAAAATTCTTGGTTTAAAAGCCAAAGATTCAATATCAATATTGGCGTTTCCATTAGGAACAATCACCCATTCAAAATCTTTAAATGTTTGCCTTGCTATAGAACGAGAGAGTCTAGCAAGAAACTGTGTATTGTGTGTTGGTGTAACTATAGAAAAGTATGGCATTATTTTCTCACATTAAAAAAGAACAGTTGAACCAACCTAGAAAACTCACCGTACATTGTTGCTGAATGAATCATTTTTCCATCCCAAAGAACCAGTCTATTGTATACAGATCCAACCCTGTCCACTAATTCCCAATTGTCTTCATTTAATAAGTTGTATTGTGTGTATATGTCTGAATCATTTATTCCTTGTTTATTTTCTAAAGGATGACTTGGTGGTCTTCTACATCCATATTTTTTATCTTTCCAAAATGATGTGCCAGCATTTGTTGGACCATCTTTGGTTAAGTATACTGCTGCTGCATAATCTTGTGAATCACTATGCCATACCAATGGGTCATTTCCAGATGTTATTTGAAAAACACCATTCATTGGTTGATTTAACCAATCTACTATTTGTACTTGCAATAACTTTTCAAATTCTTCTTTTACATAAGGAAACAAACAACCTGTTGTTCTTTTTCCTTTGTAGAATTTGTTTTCTTCTTTAAAATCAAAATCTTTTGTTTTTTCAACTATCCAATCTGGATCTTTATAAAAGTTGTCAACAACAAGCAAACTAGGTATTCTCTGATTAAACATAATTTCATCATCCATTTTTCCAAGTCCTCTCATCTTCAATATTTTCATTATTTCTTAAATCAATCACTACAGATTCAAATATAGCAGAGTAGGGTATAAAAACAAGCAATTTACTATAATGCCTTGAGTCTATTCCTTCATCAATTTTAAACCACACTTCAATCCTAGATTTGTTTGAAGCCAATTTTTTTGTTTTGTTCCTAGTAAATGCACACTCTTGCTCATATTGTTTTACTTGATGTAATGTTATTTCTAATTTCTGTATTTCTTTTTGGACTATTTTTTTGATTGCTTCTGTTTCCGCAACTATTATTTGTCTCTTATCTGCTGAAAGACATATGTATAATGTTGCCTCAGTTCGAACATCTCTGCCGTTTGCTTCTTCGTATGATGAAGCATTGTTAGAATAAAATCTTTTTGCCTCATAAATAATATCAGATTTATTTTCACGACATTTCATTTGTGCAGTTTTATTGCTTTTTTTACACTTATAATCAATCATTAACTTTTTGTCTTCTTCAATAGAAGCCTTTTCAAATTCATACTTAAATCTAAAGTTTAAATATTTGGCAACTTTATCTGCTAAACTATTACCGTTTTCAATTCTAGTTGTTATTTTATCAGTTTTCACTTTAAAGCATCTCCCTTTTATAATTCTCTAACTCTTTCATGAAAAAATCACCTATTTCACTCATGTCTATATTTTCTTTATTTTTTTTATATATGCAATATTCTTGTGCTGTTTTTTCACCAGTGTTTAAAAGTCTTCTTGATTTGTTTATAACTGGACCAACTCTTAAAATTGTAGAATTTCCACCATCTTCATCAAGAGTATACATTTTTCCTATGGAAACATTTTCATATGGGTCCATACCAACCATTTCACCACCATTTTCTACTACATCACATATTATTTCATATTCATCTATCTTCTTGTTAATTTTTTTATCTATCAACCTTTTCAAATCTTCAATTTGAATTAATATTAATGTTCCAGATTTAAAACTCATTCTTGACAAAACATCAATCCTCATTTATTTCTCCTAGTTTGTTTTCATCTTGAGTTAATTCTTTTAAAGATTCTTCTGGTGTTTTTTTAGAAACATCAAAAATTGCTGCTTCTGTCAAACAACCATAAAAATCAATAGCTAAGAAACTTGGGTCAATCTTACAAAATGGTTTCATTGTTTGTCTTTTGTTAGTCATAACAATTACAAACTTTGTGTTTTCACTTATCGATTTTTTAAAATCATTTATATACTCTACTAAACCAATTGTTTTATCGTCAGAAATAAAAGAGTCAATGTCTTTAAAAACAACAATGTTATTATAAGCTACTTTTTTACTCATTTTTATTTCATAAAACATATTTAGGTAAAAATCACTCTCTTTATACAGATGACATGAATTAACAATATCACATTTGTATGGAGATACATCAAATGTTTCTAACTTGTTTTCATTACAAAAATGTAAAATTTGATTTGTTAAAAATCTTTTATACGCTTCATTTTTATAATAAATCAATAATATTTTTTCGTCTGTTTTTCTAAATGTTATGCTATTTTTTATTTTTTTGTTTAGTCTTTCTAACAAGGAATCAATGTTCATTTTTACCTCGAAACAAGAAAGAATTTTTCATTAATTTTTTCTATTGAATACTTTAATATTGTTTTTCCATCCTCTTCAACTATTAAAATTGCCATTGGCATATACATATACTCTAACATATATATGTCTTGAATAACTTTTGTAGCTATATCTTCAGAGTTTTCTATTTTTCCAATAGGTTTTTTGCAAACTTCCATATTGTTGTTAACATATTGAATATATGCGTAATACATATTAGTACCAAGAATATAAGCAAAATCCATTATTGCCATAAATTTCTAACATTCTTTGAAAATTTTCAAGGTCACAAATTTCAAAATCTTTTAAACTTGAGTTATTTTCTTTAATTCTTTTAATGTGTGCTTTTAAAATCTCTGATGATTTTAACACTTCTTCATTTGTAAGTACATTATATAAAGAAAATCCTGTTAGTGGTTTAAAAACTTTTTCATATCGTTTGCCTAAAAAAGTTGCATTGTTGTAGTCTATTTTATAACCATCAATATTTAATCTGCTTAAATCTATTTCTGTTTTATTGCCACCTTGCCAACTATTTGTTAATTCTTTGTTCATTTTTTACTATCCATTTCAATATAAAAAGGGGGCAAAAGCCCCCCTTTTACATTTATTTTTAACGACACGCCTTTTTAAAAATCTTAAATTTTGATTTCTTGGCACAAGTTGTATTCTGATTGCAAGATTTAGTTGCAACTTCCTGTTTTTTAACAACTTCAACCTTAGAAGATTTAGTTGCTTCTGTAAAAACAGATCCAGAACACGATCCATTTGAGCAAGAAGATCCACCACGAATCTTAATAATGTCAATGGACTCAACACTCGCAGCACAAGCGATACCCAAAACAAAACTAAACATAACACACCTCCTATAGTTAGAACAGAAACCTCTGGCAACATGCCATTGGTATACTATTCGTTCTTCCTGTTAAAAATTTAGGTTATCAAAAAAAATTTTATAATCAAGATGTTTTGTTGTTGTTTGTTATTATATCTTGAAAAACTCTGTCTATTGTCAAAACAGCTTCTTCCATATCTGTCATCATAGATATATGGTTTTGAAGATTAGAATTATCTATCGGTTTTTTTATTAAATTTATCAATTGTTCTTTATTTTTAAATGTTCCTAATTCAAAGTCTTTAATTATTTCTATTGGAACAAATCCTTCTGTCTTGTCATATCTCTTAAATATTCCTTGATCTATAGGAACTAATACCCTCGTTCCTCTTGCAACCATATCAATTACAGAGTTTTCGTAACTTCCTGGGTGTGTCAGTATAAAAGATTCTATTCTAGATGTTTTTTCCATGTACTCTTTATAATTACATTTAAATATTGGTTCTATAATTTTTGAATGTGGCTTATCATTTTTTTTTGTAAGCTGATAAATCTTATATCCTTCACTCACAATTTCTTCTAACCAATCTGTTATTTCTACAGATATGTCTTTTCCAAAACCTATTTGTTGATTGTGATCGTCTAAAAGAATTGTTTTCGCTATTTTTTCTTCGTGTTTAAACAATCTTTTTGAGCATGGGTATGGAATATAACACTCTGGAGAACTTTCCCTTAAATTTGCAAATGAATAATCCCACGAACTTTTATTTTCTAAAAAGGTTGAAGTTTTATAATTAACTTTTTCTTTTGCTAAACAATTATTGTTTACAACATTTAATGTGTATAAAGATGTTAATAAAAAATCGCTTTTTGGAATTTTATCAAATGTTTTTTCTGGATTAAGTTCTGTTCTCCAATCAAATGGAACAGCTTTTAAATTTACATGATTTAATTTTGAAAAAAATTCAAGCAATCCTGTTGAGAACCTTTCCATACTGTTTAAAGATTCTTCAACAGAATTTACAAATTTACCATATAAGCATAAAGAATAATTAATCAAAATATATCTAACGATTTTCCTTCTGATATAGGTATTGGTCGCCCTAAATTATCTCGAATTTGAAACATTGGGTCTAAACCCAAAGCTTTGTACACTGTAGCATAAATATCTGAAATGCTGCAAGGCTTGTCTTTAATGTCCATGCCATCAGAGGTTGTAGATCCATAAACCTGTCCACCTTTGATAGTACCACCCCCAAGAACCACAGACCAACATCTGGCCCAATGATCACGACCAGCATTCTGATTGATCTTAGGTGTGCGACCAAACTCGCCCATCCACATAACTACAGTATCTTTCCACATACCCATATCTACCAAGTCCTTGACCAAATATCCCATGCCCATATCAAGACGATTCCCATTCCCATTCCTAATAGTACTAAAGATATTGCTATGATTATCCCATCCACCCAGGTCGATTTGTACACAGCTAACTCCTTTAGAAATTAACTTTCTAGCAAGAAGACAACCCATTCCAAAGTTATTTCCTCTACCACCATAAGACTCAATCGTTTTAGGATTTTCGTCTTTTAGTTCAAAGATTGTTTTTAGCGGAGATAGTGTAAGATCAAAGGCTTTGCCATAGATATTAGAATGAGATTGAGCATGATTGCCCATAGCTTCTCTAGCCACACTATTTTTAATGTGAGGTGCAATTCTTTCCGAAAAATCGTCTTCCAATGTATAAAACAGTCTTTGTCTTCGTCTAAGTCTTTCTTCATCATCTATTTCCTTTGGTGCTTTAATGTTTTCTGGTGGAGTTCCAGCATTTTGAACCGTGAATGGTGCAAGATTTGTTCCTAAAAATCCTGGCCCAATTCTTTGTGCTGAATTTCCAATACCAATAAATCCTGGTAAGGGTAGTTCTTTTGATGTTAAAAGCGAAGATGTTACTGATCCAATGGATGGATACTGCACAACAACGCTTGGTTGATGCCCAGTATTCATTAAAACAGTTCCTCTCTCATGACTTCCTTCGTTAGTCACAAGAGATCGAACAGCAACTAAATTGTGAAACTGAGAAGCGATTGTTGGAAGAACTTCACTAATGCTAACCCCATTTGCTGAAGTAAGTATTTGTTTAAATTCACCACCATTTGCTTGACCCTGCTTTAAATCCCAAAGATCCATATGGCTAGGACCACCGCCCATCCACAATACAATAAGCTTTTTTCCAGACTTTTTAAGCGTTTCTTCTTGTGCCTTAACTTTGCTCACAAAAGAAAGTGCTGAAATTCCAGCCGTATGTTTTATAAAATGTCTTCTGTTCATCTTTTCTCCGATCTTGGAATTGTTGGTGTGAACAATATGTCTTTTGGTTTTAAATCAACTGCATTATCTCGCATGATTTTAATGTTTTTTGGTGCTCTAATACGCACTCTAACTTGATTTGAAGATACATTTATTTCTTTAATGGTAACCTCTATATCACCAGAATCTGTATAAATAGTAAAAGCTTCATTCAACTTTCTAGCAAAAACTAAACTTCCAATTTCCATAATAATTCCTCCTAAAATTTATCATAAGGTGTCTCTGGTCAACACAACCAGTAAGACTTTTCCCACCAACATAAGTCCAGACACCTTATAATTTCAGTTAATATCCCTTTTTATTACATTCAACACTAACTCTTGCTATATCAGATACTTTTAACAGTACAGATATTAGTTCGTTATTTTTAGTTTTTAGTTCCTCATTAGAAGAAATTAATGATGCATTAATATTTTCTAACTCAATATAATCTAACTCTAAGTCATTAAATTTTGCTTTTAGCAAGTTAAGCTCAGAAACAAATTCTGCTATTGATTTATCTTGTTGCTTTAATTTGCAACCTCCACAATTCTTTTTCTTTTCCTTGCCAAAAAGCCAATCGTAAATCATCATATCTTTTCTCCTTGGGTTATGTATTCCTTACACATACTGTTATTCGTTTAACACTCAAAAAAATTTATCGGAATCCTCATTTAATATATCTTTTATTAATTTCATTATAAGCAAATATACTATTGCGTAACATACATATTGAAAAAAAGCACAAATGTAGTTATCAAACAACATTTTCTTTTCTCAATACTTTAATAGTTCCGTTTTCAACCACTATCTTTACATCAATGTCATCTTGATTTGTGTCTATACCAATAGACTTTAGCATTTCGTTTGTAAATATGATTATATATGAATCATCTGTATCCATGTCTGTTTACCCATATGATTACAAACAATCCCAAAGTTTTTTATTGGTATCCCAATCTGGAACTTGCCTTTTATCTATACCAGCATACAACCAATGGTTTTCCATTTCTTCTTGATGAGTTTTTATGGCTTCTTCAAGCTTTTTGATTCTTTCATATTGCAATGTAAAATGAAATTGCAATTCAAGATTGAAATCTTCCAAAGTTTTAATTTGTTTTTGCTCAATATTATTCATGTTGCTGGATCTGTTACGGTAAAATCGTTAAATGTTTTAAAACTATATGTTATCGTTGCATTTCCACCATCTGTACCGCCACCCTGATAATTTGCAGATTGCAACTTATTCTTCTTTCCAAGGTCTATTATTGTTCCATTTAAGAAAACCAATTTTATTTCTTCATCTGTAAGATTATTGGCATCTTCAACAACGCCTATCTGATCACCCTTTTTTGCTATAATTTCAAATTCTGCTGTTACTTCTACTGGAAATTTTGCATATCTAAAATATGGAACTTTGCTTCCAAGCTCAAGTATTTTTTCTCTAGTTATATTTGCACTAACAGACATTGATTGAAACGATGATATTGCTGGTATGCAATTTGGTATTTTTGAAGCACCAATGTTAACATGCTGTCTTCTTTGTACGGTTAAATCTGGTTCATCATCTGGAACATTTGTTGCCGGAAGATTATCTATGTACCATTCTCCATTTGATGGGCTTAAAGCATTTGTCCAAATCTTATGATTTCCAACAATGGTTATAGATTCTGTTGCATTTCCTTCAACTGCTATTTTATATGTTATTTGGCTTACAACACCACTTTTCATTACACAACCAGCTTTTGCTGTACCAGTTGCAGCTACAGATGTGTCATCAAAAATAGCTAACGCTACAGAGCATTGTGCTACTGATTTTGCTGATAAGGTAGTTCCAGCAGCACTCGCTGTTGCTAAAGCGTAAAGAAGTGGCCTTCCGTCTAATACTTTTTCTAAAGTTACTTCAACATCAGGAACATTTTCAACATTTTCATAAATTGAAATCATACCAACTTCAAAAATTTGTTCTAAGTTAAACTGTGTGTTTATTCCAACGCTCTGAACACCATGAGCAACAGTAAAATTTGCACCGTCTTTGTCACCAATTCCAACTGCTTGGCAAGCATAAAATATTCTTCTGTTGATTGTCATTTATGCTCCCTAAAGTTTTTATAAAATTTTATTTTTCTTTTATTAAAATAATTTTTTCACATCTACATTTTGGGCATTGTTCTGGATCTTCTAAACCTTCCCAGTAGAATTTAAATGCACAGTAAGAACAAGTATACCATTTTTTACAGTCTTCCATTATAAATACCCCATTGTTGACACAATAAAACTTGGCTATTTTTCAATAAATGCTTTTGCACACTCTTCGCACATCTCTTCCCATCCTTCACCAAGTATTCTATTTGCACGATCTACATTCGTCATACCTATGTTTTTATCGCACACAGGACATAACATTAACGATGTTTTAATTGCACAATTTAAGCATGTGTCAATTGTAACACCATCAACATCTCTTAGCATCCATTCCGAAATTTGAATACCGCATTCAGAACAATGATAATCTAATTCTTCATCCATTTTAAAATTCCTTTATCCAAATATAAGCACGAAAATCACCATAAGCCCATATTAGCTCAAATCCTTCAAGTTCTTTTTCACTTAGCGGATATTGTACACCACTTAAAGAAAGCTCTTTGTTAATCACCATCTTTAAAGATTCACCATTTTCAATCTTATTACGCCATGTAACTCTATTTAAAGCTGTTCCTAAATATCCACCCTTAGATTTCATTTTCTCCAAAACTACAAAAGCACCGCCAATCATACAATTATTTTTTAAAGAATCAATAAATGTTTCTCTTTTTGATGGATGAATAAAGCATAGAGACAAAATGCATGTAGCAAATGAAAACTCTTCCATATAAATATTAAGGAAGTCATCAACGACCACTTCGCTTTCGCCCTTATATCTTTCTGCCATTTCCTTGCATTTTTCCACAGGTATATAGTCTATGTTTCTCGACTTAATCATACTTGATAAAGCCAACTCTACATTACCTGTGCTTGCCCCAAAATCATAACAATTTGTTTCTTCTGCCATAAATACCGATGCAATTTCTGGCAAGAAATGATTAACAAAATTACTGTGCCAATATAGTTGTCCAGACAAGTGTTCGTCAAACTTTTCTGCTATTTTTGAGAACTCAAACATTCATGATACTCCTTTAAACATTTAGCAATGTATCTAACTGAAGGTACATGCATACCATTATATTTATATTTATCTGTATTTGAAGCACTTTCAATGTGCCAATCGTCAGGAAAACCCATGAGGCGAAGCCTCTCTGTAGGCGTTACTCTGCGTATATTTCCATTAGAAACTACTAAATCTGTAAATGATTTATAATCTCTTTTTGTTAAGGTTGATGAGACTCCGCATTCATCAAATTGATCACTTCTTTGGCGAGTAAAGTAGGCAAAGGTTTCATTGAACCACATGCTCTTTTTAAAATTCCATTCAAAGCTCTTTTTGACAAGTTCCACGCTTTGTTGACAGGTTCTAGTACTACGAGGGCCAAACTGGAGTATATCGCTATTGGCGGGGATTCCATCACGCACCCCCAAAATGTAAACCCTACGCCTTCGTTGGGCTGTTCCACAGTATTGGGCATCGAGCGTTGTATAAGTCGCATCGTACCCGATGCTGGCAAGGTCTTGTAATACCGTTTCAAGCCCTCTTCCAAGCAGCATAAAGACATTTTCAATGACACAGTATTTTGGTTGAACATCTCTAACTGCTCGGAAGAATTCTTTCCATAGGAACGATCTTTTTCCATATATACCCTCCTTTGATTGGCTTGCTATAGATATGTCTGTGCAGGGAAAACCCCCAACAATTAAATCAAACTGATCTTTTTCATATTTTACTTTTGTTACATCTCCATAATTGGGGATATTTGGAAAATTCTTAGCTAAAACTTCAGAAGGATACTTATCTAACTCTGCAAAAGCAGATATTTTAAAGCCCTCTTTTTGAAATCCTAGAGCAAATCCACCTATCCCCGAAAACATATCATATACTTTTAACATCAAACCTCCTTGTAAGAAATATGTGTGTGTTTTTCTTACAAACTAAAAAATATTAAATTCTTGTTTGATTATTTCTTTTATTTCTTTTATGCTTCTAATTTTAATATTATCAGCATCAGAATACATAGGTTCATTATCTTTAAACATCTCTGGATTAATACATAGTTCCATCTTTTCAAGTTTTGATATTACTCTTTTTCCAGAATTTTTTAAAGCTTGTGATTCCCTATAAAAGAATCCAGCAATAAGAATAAAAACAATTGCAAAAACATTAATTGGTTTCATTATTTTTTATCGCACTTAAAACATGTGACAACATGATCTTTACAGATATAATCAACTGTTTCGTCAAAGATTGCTTTATGTCCACATTCCAACATTACTGACCACTTATTTGGATATATTGGCAACATTTGTGTATAGTTACCAATACAATGCAAGATAAAGCATTTGATTTCTTCTTGAGATTCAAACTCTGTTGCTTGAATGTTCAAGATGCTTAAGTTTGTTTCTGCAATCCTTTTAATGTTAGATGTTCCAAGCTTTGTGAATGGTTTGTTAATAAACTCTTCAAGAATGGTTACTGCTGCAACCTTATTCTTTCTTAAAAGCCTTTTAACATTTTCGCTTGCAAACAGCAGATATTTTTCCCCATTGATTTCGATTGGTGCTTTTGATTCCATTGTATCCTCCTATAAAAGTAAATGTTTTGTACATAAAGCTATTCGCTCAAGGCACATTAATATTTACTATATTTTGTACTTTCCCAAAAGTCTTTGTTTTATAAGCTCTTCAACTAATTTGTCGCCCTTTTGATCTTCTGTTGGGGCAAACAAAGCTTTATTTCTATCTTCGCTTCCAATGTCTGGTTCACAAACATAGTATATTGCTATTGAATTTCTTGATTTGTCAATTGGACATGTGATTTGATCTGATATTCCATGCCAAGAATTTTGAGTTGTATCAAACAATAATGCTCTATTAAAAGTGCAATCTATTTTAACTTCAATCTGTTTTGGTTTTTTATTTTCTTCATCGTGTGACCATAGCTCTATAGCTCCACCCCAAGAGGTATCCCAATCTTTTGTTAAATATATTATTAAATTTATCTTTCTTTGTAATCCAAGCTTTGGGTGTATGTTGTAGTCTAAATGAGGGTTTAATTTTCCAGAATTGCCCATAGCGTGTATACCACCGCCATTTAAGCCATAGTCTGCCCAAACTTTTTTGCCAACTAAGTTAGATAGAGAGTCTACAAATTCTTTGCTTGTTAATTCAAATATTGTTTTATATATTGATTTTGGAAACTTGCACCACATATCACAGGCTTTTTTAACTTCAATCGCATTATTGTAGTAAAACCAAAAGTCATCATTAATAGAAGGAAACTCATCAGCTATTTGCATAGCCAATGAGCTTTCTAAAAAATTGTCTATTACTAAATGATTAAATGGTTTTGAACTTTTCCACTTATTTAAATCATCTTCGTTAAACATTTATTTTAACCATAAACTAGGGCTATAGTAATACATTCCAATATACGGCTGAGTATTTTGTAATGTGTATCCACTTGATTGTAATGGTGGCAAATTGGTTAATGGATAATATAAATATCCAGTTGGAGTTTTCTGAATAGGATTACTTGGATAATAGCTTTGGTTATTATTAGGGCGATTATAGTTGTTGTAGTTGTAACCATACGCCTGTTGTTGTAATGGTCTGTACATAATTTGTTGAGCATTTAATGTACAAGCCAGTAAAATAAAACTAATTGCTGAAAAAAAACATTTCATATTGATCTCCTTTTATATATATTATACTTTTAAACAAATTCAAACAAGGTTAATTATGGAACTTAAACAAGTAGAAAAAACATGTGGCAATTGTGATGTATGTTGCAACATATTAGAGGTTAGAGAGCTTAACAAGCCAGCCTTTTGCAATTGCAAAGATAGGGCAGATCATGGCGGTTGTGGAGTTTATGATACTAGACCAAGCATTTGTAGAGATTGGTCATGTGCATATATCTTAAACTTGATTCCTGGTGGAGAAGAAATAAGGCCAAATAATCTTGGTCTTATGTTTTATCCTGTTACAGCCGAGAATAATGATCTTGGACTATCAATGTTAATGGGTCAAGAAGTTTGGCCAGATGCACTACTTAGTAGTGATGCACAAAAAGTTTTAAATCTTTTGTCAAAGCATGTTTTAACCCTCATAAGACATTATAAAAAAGAAGAATTTACATATGTTGGACCACAAGAAAAAATATCTGAGTTTGAAAAAAAGCACAAAGAATATATGGCTAAACAATAATTAACTTGTAGCTTTAAGGCGTAGGCGTTGTTGGTTCTGGACTAGTTGTTGGTATCAATGTTGTACTAGTTGTAGTAGGAATTTGAGTGGTTGTACAATTTATATTTCCACTATTGTAACTGTTTATTGAATTTAAACAATTTACATAATTATAATTTTCATATGGACTGCATACAAATTCATTTGTTGCTACACAAATTGCACAAATGTTTGTTGCGTTTATGTAGTACATTCTACTTGGTACGCCTGTTGGGCATGGTGTTGTTGTAACAGTTGTAGTTGTAACAGTAGTTGTTGTTGTACTTGTTGTTGTTGGCAACATAGAAAAAAATTCTTCTGTGAATACTTTATTTCTTAAGTATTGTTCAAGTTGACCTATTTTTCTACTTGAACATATTTCAACAATGTCTCTACATTCATTTAAGTCTTCAACATTTACAACTGGTAAAGAAAGCACATATTGATCTATGTCAAAGTTTTGATCATCAGAATATAGTTGCCCTGCATAAAAATATTCTACTTTATCTTCATAGTTTGCCATCATTGGAATATCTTGATAGTTAGCAAAATATTTCAACTTTAATTGTGCAAGAGGCTCTATGTTTTCATAAACCATAAAGCTAATAAAACTTTGATATCTAAAAGTCATTTTTGAAACGCCTTTTCGAATTCTAGTTCTTCAATAAATTCAACTCTGTCATAAAATCTATTCATATTAACCATAAAAGCGTTTAATGTTTCAACAGTAGACTGTACTTCCATGATATTAAAACATGTATCATTATTTTTTAAGGATGACTTTACACTTTTTAAGAGGTGCAATAAATTACCCGCATATGAATGAAATTGATCTACGGACTGAATAAACTCTTTAACATTCTTTTTTGCAATTTTTTTGAAGTCCATTTGTTCCTCCTTGGTATTTTTGGGGCTATTTCTAGCCCCATTCAATTGTTACAATTACTTATTCGATTCATCGATCATTTTATTTAGCTCTAAAACATTTTTTTCATCAAGTTTTTTTGAGCCAAAAAAAGAACCGCTGGCTTTCTTTTTGCTGGTATTTAAATTAACACCAGATCGCTTTAAGGCATAAGCCCTGTTCCTTACTGCTGATACGCTAATGTTTAGCTTTTTTGCAATTGCTTCATAGGTGTCATTTTCAGTAAAAGCTTTTACAAACTCTTCTGGTGTAATACTTCTGTTTTGTTTCCATCCGCTTAAATTGCTCATTTTTTCTCCTTTGCTAATAACTCATCATCAACATCAAGAACTTTCATTACAGATAACTTATCACGGTGATATGTCCTAAAAACTGTTGAATGTTCCTTGTAGTGATCAAGTATTTTAAGTGTTACCAGTTTCTTTCCAGATTTACTAGTCCACTCTTTTTCTAAAAATCCTGCTCTGATAGTAGCATCTTTGTAACCATTAACTAAATACATTTTCATTTTATTTTCCTAGTTTAGAAAGTTCTGATTTCACAGTATCTATACAGTCATCCAGCATCAATTTATCAATATCAAATACATTGTATGCAACTAATTTAATGTCCTCCTTTTTTATTTCTGGCCTTGGTAATTGTTTTTTCTTTAACAAAGACAATTTATGGGCGAGCATTAGTTTTAAATACTTTTTCCATTTAGGTTTAGATATTGAATATATTAATCCAGTATCGCTAGAGATAAACTTCTTTTTTTCTATGGTCATAAATCACCTTGGGAAAACATAACAATGTTTAAAACTAACATTAACCTTCTCTATTTCTCTACTATCATATGGACTAATGCTAGTAGAAACGCTCTGCTCTATCGTTCCGCATCCAAACGCACAGATAGCAGCAAAGCACATTAAAATCCTAATAGTCATCACAAACCCTCCTAGTTTAGACAAGACTCACATTATCATTCTTACTCAAATCCACAGGAAGTATAGCTACTTCTCCATACTTTTCATTAACTTTGTCTATATACACAAACGCATCCAATACACTTTTATGATATACAAGACCATTCTTTTCTTCTACATGACGATAGTAAAATGTCTTGAGAAGATTCAAATTGTGTAATAATCCTTTTGCAAAAAATAGGTCTGAGTATTTTTGCATTGGGAATCTTTTAATGTTTTGAACCCACTCTAAAACAGGTTGAAAATTGTTTTGATCAATACTATCGCTTTCTAGCATTTGTTCAATGCCATTCACAATGCTTGATGTGATACTGATCCTTCTATTTTTCATGTTATGCTCCCTTAGAGTTAAGCTGTGCAATAATCTCTTTGTTCGTAAAGAACTGCCCCAAAAATTGATCATTGTTCCAGACTAAATAGTTTGCCTTGGTATTCAATGAAGACTTCATTTTTGCATCCATCTTAAGAACTAAGCCTAAAAGCCTAGAGTCTTTTGAGTAGTAGTGATAAATTTGTGTTTCCCTAATGTGTATTGGGAAATCATCTTCTTTAGTTAGCTGTTCAATTTGCTGGCTCATATTTAATTACTCCTAGTAAGTTTTTTAGTTTTCTCAAAATTTTCCCACTCTTCTTGCCACTTCCAAGGCTTAGATAAAAAGTAAATCATTCGCTTTATAGGATCATCTTTATGTTCCTTAGTGCTATAATCTCGCCATTCTCCATCATCTTTAAGATAATTGGCTAGAGCAACTAGATTTTCTCTGTCTTCGTACCACATAAGATCTCCTTTTTTGAAATACATTCTGAAAGTAACTTAAACCTTTTGTTCAATTCTTTGTGCGATATTGGAAAGAATATTATCTGAATGCTCCCATCAAGAACATCACCCTTAGCCATATAATCAAGGTCATTAATGTAAAGCATTGTGCAATTGGCAGATACTTTTTGCACGATAAGACCATCTTCAAACACATCAGTACGAATAACCAATTTCTTTTTGCTTGAATGGATATGCTCTACCGCAAAGACATCTTCAAACAATTGTTTTTGACTTTCTAATTTTTTCATCGACATACTCCTTTAAAATCCTATTAGCTATATTTAATGCTGATTCGCCCATTGACCAACCTTGTATAAATATAAAACTTTTTGACATTACCATTGCATGGGCAACATCTCTAGTAGTTCCTGTTATGTAACATATATGATCCACAATTTCTTCTTCCCAAAAAATCATTTGATCTCCTTTCTATTTACTTATTCGCTTGTCAGATGAAATTATTTACTCATTTTTAACTTTTATTTTATCTATCATTTTTTGTAGTTCATTATGTATGTATTTCCAATCCATGTTGTCGTGTATGTAATCAGCTATGTTTGACCAAACAATATTGTTGGTAAATGTTTTCTTTGCTTTCCTGCTAAATTCTTTTGCTTCCCAAAAAGCAAAGATAACATCTTTTGCTCCATCAATTTTTGCTTGATTAAGCATATCGATTGCCTTATCTATTTTCATCTGATTCCTTCTTAGCTGTTGAAAATCTTTATTTTACCGCTTGAATCAACAGATATAAAGTAGCTTGCAGCTATAGTTCCAGCTTTTGGCAAGAATGGGTTGTTCGTTCCCTGCCAGATGTTTACACGATATCTATCTGCATAAACATTAATAACTGATTCCTTTATAGTATTTTCTACACGGTCTACAATGCTGTATAGGTTGTAAAGTATTGTACTATCTGCAACTTTTGGTCTTCCAGCTTTAACAGGTTTATCTTCCATTGATGTCATTTTATATCTCCTTTAAAAAGTTTCAATCCCTATTTTTATACACCCTCAACTATACTAATATCGGCCAGTACAAATCGCTCTCCCTCATCATCTGTGAGTATAGATACCCTGCGAGATCCCTTGACTGAGCTTTCCCATAGCAGAATCGACTCAGCAGCAACCTTTGGTCTGTGGCTGAAATCGCCCACTTGGTAAGGTGTGCTTTCATCGTCTAGAAGGATTGGGGATTTTGCATCCTTAAAATCAGCTTGCATTGTCGCTACTAACTCTCCATTTGCTAAAATATTGTACTTCATTAGTTTCTGCTCCTTTCTCTTTCTTCTGCTGCAAACAATATATCTCGCACAGTATTGATTTCTTCTATAGACTTTCTGGTGTTCTCAAAGTCTTTAAAATGAAGACTATCATTGTGTTTTTGTCTAAGTAATGCTGTGGTAGACTCAATTAATATTTCAATCTGTTCAAGATGTAGATATATATTACTAATATTATTAAACTCCTTTACCACCCATGTTTTGGGATCATTTATAAGTTTGTCAAGATCTTCGTGGGTCATGCTTGTTCTCCTGTTGCTTTTTTTATGGCGTTTTGGCACATACCTACCGCAAACTCACGAAAATATTTATCATCTGGAAGTACTGAGGACATCCCGAATATAGTTTCGAGTGCATTGAGCATATTCGGTGCTGCTGCAATAAGTAAAGCATTTCCATTTGCCTCATCTTCTGGATCATCATGTGGCCCAAAAATGCTACAAATTGTTTTACCAGCAGGGCAAAAAACATAGTGTTTATCCGAAAATTCTGACTCATTTGGGTCAAATGACCACTCACCCTGTGTATATCTCATGATTATTCTCCTTTAATAAACCTTACTTCTAAATAGATATTCAGATAAGGCTTTAATATAACTAGTTAGCTCTAGAACATTGTCTCGATCATCTTTATCTAAAATATCATCTTCATGTATCCGATAGAGGTTCTTATCTGCACCTGTCGCTAACCACTTCTTATAAATCTTCACAGGTTTATACAAAGTGTAAATCGCAAAGTTATTTTCTGGCGTTCTGCAAACAACCACATCGTTCTCTTTATATTTTGTCATTAATCACCTCCACTTGGAAATATACCTTTGATAAAACCAATTATACAAGCACATATCAGAATAAAAGTCATCGCATCTTTGTTCATTTGATCTCCTTGAGTAATTGTAATTGTTCACGCAAAGACTTTACTTCTTCACGCAGCTTACTTAGTTCTTCCTCGTTATGTTTAATGGCAAGATGAGCAAGATCCCACCTGTTTAACTTTACAAAACCTTCAATGTCTTTTTCATTAATCATTTGTTCTCCTTTGCTCTAACATTATTTTTATTAAAATTTGGGTTCATTTGTAAGAAGACTTTCTTTGCTTCTCTACAAGTTTTAGATTGAGAATGACAACATTGAAAAGCCCAAGAACCATCAGGTTTTTTTACAAAAATATCAATTATCATTTACTCTCCTTGTTATAGTTTGCCTTTAATATAAACCTAAAGCTTATCTATATCTCTGCCAGCCTTACATATACTTATTCGCATGACAGACCAATTTATTTAGTGGAATCGGCTGGATTTGAACCAGCAACCGAATTTTTATGAGAAATTTGCTCTAACCAGATTGAGCTACGATTCCATATAACTATGATCCATATACCTGTTTAACTGTGTAATTATTTCCTGTGTTATCAATTGCTTGATCTTGAATCATATCTATTAGTTTAACTGTAGAATCTATTGCTTCTCTTTCTTCTGTAGATAGATGTGACCCAAGGTCAATCCTAAGAGCAAGACTTAAAATCTTAGCTTTAATATCTTGCAGCTTGTTAAAGTCCAAGTCTAAAATCATTTTTACTTTTGACATTTAATACTCCTTACATCGTAAAGTTTTTCAATAGATTTTCTATGAAAGGGCAAAGCTACTGTTTCGCATAGAGCATATACCCAGTTTCTTTCCCATCGCTCTAAATGAATGTTTGATACGCTAATACATCTTAAAGTATTCTTGTCATTATCTACGATGATCTCTCCTTCATACGGATAGCCATCTCCAAGATTAGATATTTTATGTGTGTAATCCATTTTATAATCCTTCCACACCACAAAAGTGCCACGACCAATCAAAACCTTTTTCAATGTAGCATTGGTGTTTCCTAGCTATCTTAATGATTGCATCTTTTTCTTTTCGCCCATGCTGACCATTTAGGGCGTAATAAAGCTCACCTTCTGCGACAAATACCACCTCACCGAAATGACATTGGCTTTCTTTCTTTTGCCATTCTTCTTGCGTATAGACAGCAGTATCACAATATTTAGATACAAACTTCTTTACATCTGCCAACAATTTATCTCTAGTTTTAATCATGTTATTCTCCTTAAATGTAGTGATCTTGTTCATGTGCATTCATTATTCTTGGTTCTCTCTCTTTGGTGTTTATACTGTGTATTTTCAGTACAGCTTCACCCTTTTTTCTTGGCAAAACTTTAATGGTAAAGACTTCACCATTAGCATTGTGTAAATCTGCCATCTTGCGAGCCTTATCTATGCACTCATCAAGAGTGCCAGTCCATGACGGAGTTCGCAACCATTTGCCATCCATCCATCCATATTTACTAATCTTTGTAACCTTGTGAGTCCATTTTCTGCGATCCATGTTACTCTCCTTATAAAGTTGGGAAATCAATCCCATTTTCCTCATCAGTCTGTCCATCTTCACCAATTTCATTTGCATACTTCCAGATTGAATCTGCTTGTTCTTCAATCTGATTTATCGCTTTTTGAATAGATTCTTCTGAGAAGTCTTCGTCATACTTAAGTTCAAATACATCAGTTCCTTCGTCTGAACCTTCTACGATAGAACCAAGTCTAATTCCCCAATCTTTAAATTCGATCCAAGCACCACAACTTGTGTACTTGTATAAGTTTCTTTCGCATTGCTTTTCATTTTCAGCAGAAAAGAACTTCAATACTGTTTTAAAACCATCTTCATACTGTTCACTATATTCTTGTTCATGTTCTTCTATCATTTCACTCTCCTTGTATATTTAATACTGTGTGTTAAATCCCCATACTTACTTATTCGTTTTACAATCGATTTTATTTAGAAATATTGAGAAATAATATAAGAAACATGGCCTTCTATACTCTCAAAATTTCTCTTTAGGATATCTTTTGTCATATCTGTACTGTATGCCCAAACATCTTCAGTCTCTTTTACTTCTTTAAGAAATAAAGCTGCATCATCCCCTTGTAGATATACATTTACTTCATTGTTAACTCTTCTTGATGCCTTAGAGTATAACCATAAGGACACACCGTCAGGACTAACGGTATAGATATAAGACTTTTGTTCTTTTTTCATGCTATCTCCTTATGTTCAATTAGATTTAATATCTGTTCAATCTCAGAGTATTGTATTTCAACCTCATTGTTATCTTCCTCTGGATATAAACATTCATTAAGCTCGTCATAGTTAGCCAAGCAATAACTGAGGGTGACCCTTATAATTTCACGCTGCCTATCGGTTAATTTCATCACAAACTCCTTTACTGCTGGTAAGACAAAACAGAGGTTCAAGTTTCTTAAGTTGTTCATTTAATACAATTTCCATACCAAGCTCTTTAGCCACACGAATACCAAAATCTAATATGCACCAACACCAACCAGCACTTCCCCCATTTCTTTCTGACTCTACCCTAAAGGCAACATAAAGCTTATCGCTGCTGATTTGAACGATTGCAGAGCCATTTCCTACCCAAAGAACACCATCATCTGTAAACTGAGGTCTTCTTCCAGACCGATCTTTGATTGCATACCTATTGGTAATTCTGTCAAGCCATAAGCTATGACCATTACCACCATCACTAAAGCAAAGCTTCCAGTCGTATTGTTTATTATCTGTCATTTTTTACCGCCATTTCTAAAATTTGATTTATTTTTGCAACAGCATACTTATCTGTTTGAAATTCTGTTTCTTCGTCATCTTCAAGTGCATCCAAAAAGTAATTGGTTGCCTCAAGCAATGTTTTTAATTGCAATACTGATAATGATACTGTTTTATTTTCATTGTCGTGATAGGTAGAATGCCCACACACAAGACAAGTCATGAAGTTATCATCCATGATTGGGCTTTCATCATAATCACATGGTTCGCATCTGCCCCATGTCTTATGATCAATCTTAGTGCAATAAGCTATTACTGCATCTTGCCCATCTTGCTCATAAATCTTTACGCACTTCTCATACAACTTTTCATCATGTGCCATGTTACTCTCCTTGTTAAGTATTGTTATCCCTATTTACTTATTCGCCCAACACACATTTTTATTTAGTCTTTCCACAATCTTAATTTTTCAAGACTTTTTTCTTCTGTACTAACGCCAATTGATCTAAGCAGATTCTTAAGTCTGCATATCTCTGTAGATATAACGCCAATGTCTAATACAGCAAGGAACTTATCTTTTTTTAACTTTTCTTCGTACTTAAGCGATAATCTCATATTACTCTCCTTGTTAAACTTTTAGTAAATTAATTGGTTCACCATTCAACACATGGGCTAACTGAAGGATTTTTGTAGAATATTTAATTTGTTCATCATATTTTTCATAAAACTCATTATCGAAATCTTCTTCGGTCATGTTGTCGTACTGTTGGTATCCCTCGCCTCTCAGGATGCCACAAATCATTTGATAGTCATTCTTTTTTAAATCTTCACGCAAGGCAAAGATATCCCATGCCATTAACAAATTGGTTTTTTCATCTCTCGTAAACTTACTGTTGCTCATAGTAATCTCCTTGTTAGTCCAGCATCGTGAACTAAGGAACGCCCTTAGTTCACTCAAAGCCGTTTCCCTTAACTATCTATTCGCTTAACGCCCCAAAATATTTAGTAATTATTTCCAAAAACTTGATCTTTAACTGTATACATACTGTAGTAAAGCTCATTGTTTGGTACAGCTAAATTTAGATAGGTAGCACCAGTCTTAAAACTCCGTATGTGCTTATCATCAACAGGGTTATGTCCATCCACATAGATATACAGATCAGCACAATTGATAACGCCATGCTCATTCATTCTGCCCCTAAGTATATGCAGATATACCTTATCTATATCCCTATAAGCATAACCTTTGCCTACTTCTTCCCTTCTGATTCTCCATTGGTTTCCTACCTGTTTGATTTCTACCATTATATTTCATCCTCAAGAGTAGTTAATCTTTCATAAAGTTTTTTCAATTCTTTTTTGTACGAAGAATCTAAATCTTTGTTGGTAACCGCACTAAGTTCATAGCTTAAGCTATTAGCTATCATGGATATCTCATCTGGTGTTAGTTGTACATTTACAGTTAAATCATTCATTTGTTTCTACTCCCTTATATGTTTCTTTAATCTTAAGATTTAATAGTGTGGCTATATCTTCGACATTCTCAGCCATAGAAGCAAAGCCTTCTTTAGACCCATCCCAAAATCCATACTCTCCTTCTCTGCATGAATCGTGCAAAGTTTGGAGCATACCTTTAAGTTTTTCTTTCTTTTCTCTAAATTGATCATTCATTTGTTTCTACTTCTGTGTATGTTTTAAACTTAATGTTTAACATATACATATACATATATGTTTTTCCAAGTAATGTGACTATCTCTTGCACATTTTCAGCCATAGCAGAAAAGCCTTCTTTAGATGGTTCAAAATATTCATAATCGCCATTTGTACATGAATCATGCAAAGTCTGAAGCATACCTTTAAGCTTTTCTTTCTTTTCTTTAAATTGATCGTTCATTGTTATTCTCCTTGTTAAATTTTGCTCTTAGTTCACTCAATGTTAAGGTTAGTTCTCTATTTTCTTGCCGAAAGATAAAAACGCCCAGTCCTCTCGCATCTAGCCTATATCCAATAGATTCCATGTAGTGCAAGCACTCGTTAAGTGTTATTACTTTCATAACTATTCTCCTTTGGTTTTTTATAATCTTGAACTTTGTAGTAATTATCATTTACATAAATAAGATCGGCATCTTCCTCGATAAGAGTCACATAACTTGAAATAGGATTGTATGCGTAATCACCAATCTTTATTTTTCCGTTACTTATCTTAAAAATATTCTTTTCAAGAAAGATATTAACCACTCCTTCATGGCCACTAACAATCCATTGAAACCCACCACTCAAAGCTTTCATTTTTTCTTTAAGCACAGCAATCCCTGCTTTACCATTAGAAAACTCACAAACAACTTTACATCCACTTACAAATTTACTCATTTTAATTCTCCTTGTTGGTATACATACTTATTCGTTTGATCATCACTTTTATTTAGGGAATATATTTTTGCATAATTGCATATTTATAATTATAGAATTTTCCATCGTGTATATAAATTCGATCACTATAGTGCCAGTAACTTGCTTTCTTCATATCCTTTGGATCAACATCATTTAGAAAAGGAATATGTGGAAAGGATCTTTTCATGATCGCAATCTTATTGTCTTCCTTCTCATTTCTACCATGCACAAATACAAATATATGTCTGCAAGTAATTACATACTGGTATGGAGTGGTGAAGTTATATTCTGGTTTTCTTTTCTCAAGCCTTTTTTCTTCTTTGCATGATTCAATGCCTATAAGTTTGATGTAGACATCTTCCATGTCCATCCAATCGGTTCTTATGAGTCCATCCTTTTTCAAGGTTGTAATCTTATACCTATATGTATTAGTTATACCGCTATATTCTTTTGTGAATGTAATCATGTTTAATTCTCCTTAAATACAACTTGGTTCAATTGAATTAGTACACTTAATAGAAGACGATGTGTAAAACAACTTTCTTCCAGATGTATATATATTTAGATTATCTTGCTTATCCATGTTTGTGCCATTATGCCCCACCCAGTTTGGTGCAATTCTTGGATTGTATGACAATTGCATATGAGTTTTAGGGAAAGTTTTATCTACATAGTCAATGTTCTTTTTCCCGCCAACAGTATCATCTCTGTAGATAACTAGGTTCTCACACTCTACCCATGCACAGACAGTCTTATTCGCCCCACATTTGATCTTTGTAGCTGTAGCCACATGATTGACCAACTTGGCATTAATCATCTGTATACACACAGTAGAGGGTTCGCAATAGAATGGCTTGCCACTTGGCTTATTGGGTGAAGCATCGCCAGTAATCTGCCACTTCATATAGTTCTCGCCCTTTGCTAAATGAAATCTAACCTTATACATCTTCATCTCCCTATGTTAATGTTCTGTTGTCTATTTACTTATTCGTGCAAGTATAGAAATTATTTAACTACTAATTTAAAATTTATTAGTAGTTGGATCGTAAACCCCTATTTAATAAGGCTTTGATCAACTAATGGATAACAGTATTCACCCAAATGACCATCTAGAACATCAGTAAAACCACCATGTGTAACTCTATAAATATTCTCATAGCCAGCATAGCTAATGAAATTAACAGGTCTGTCTTTAAACGCCCTCTTTATTGCTGCTACTGTCTTGTTGTATGTCTTTGGCTTGCACTCATCGCCCTTAAGACTCCATGAAGGTTTCCACCAATACTCAATCTGGTAGACAAGTTCTTGCTTGCCCTCAATGTTCAACTCTAGGTAGTTTCTAATTCCACTAAGTTTGTATACATAAGCACCCATATTAATCTCCTTGTTAAATACTCTTGATTGTTAAATCTGCTTCCTTCATCGTGTAAAATTTATCTTTGGATAAATCAATATCTTCAAAACACACCTTAACTTCGTCTAAAGTATCTTCATTAGTGCAAAGAAAGTAATCGTTTTCTGTGGCATTAATTCTGTGGAAAGTGCCATATCTAGGTAGATAAAAGCAGCAGTTGCTTATAATTTTATTTAATCTTTTGTTGCTAACCTTACGCATATTTATTCTCCTTGTTGCTTATAGATTTCGTTTCTTCTTTTATCAGACTTGTTTGCAAACCTTCTTGCTCTATCGCAAAGTTTTTGCCCATAGTCATTCTCATCAAAGTCAGGTTGAATGTAGACATCTTCTAAATGTCCAGCAAGCTCCTTAACCAAGTCGATCAACTTTTCCTCTGTCGTTTTCGCTTTTACATACATCTTTCATTCTCCTTTGTGTTAGTGTTATCTTCCCTTGCCATACTGTATTATTCGTTTGTCATGTCTGATTATTTAGTAAAATTTTAGAATTATTTTCGCCCCTAAGAATATTTGTTACCACCCTTTTTGTAAATACTCGCCCTACTCTCTTTCAAAGCTTATTTTTAGGCCATTTAAAGACTGTAATAGATCAATCTCACTATTCATACGCCACTTGAGAAAGGTCGTTAAATCATGCTCTGAGGTGATGAAATCATGCACCAGTATCTCAACAATGTTGGTTACTTTAACTTTGTATATTCGGGCAGAAACTGGCTTTTTTCCCACACTTTTTGGCTTTTTTATCATGTATGTACTCCAATATATTATCTATATTATCCTTATAGAGATAGAGAGGGCAGGGTAAGTGAATCATAGGGCAGCAGGGTGTCTTAAGGGTTAAATCTATAACTCCTTTGAAAACACCAAGTTATGTCGATTAAAACACGCCAAAAACGGTATAAATGTACATAAATAACACGAAAAAGTGGCATAAATGTACATTAATATACAGTATTATTCGCCTACATAATCCATGTCTAGAAGCTTCATGACTCCGTACACATAGGTATTAGGATCGCCATCTCCAACGAACTCTACTTGTACACGAATGTATATCCCCCCATTTTTGTGAATCAATTTACCTCCACTTATGTAGATGTTGGTGGCAATTTCTCTTATGCCAAAGTTGTAACCTGTTGGTAGATAATAACTTGCGTCTTCCCAGTTTGAAGATCGAAGGCACTCCCCGAACTTCCAACCGTCAGGATGCACATAGTATCCAACCTTCGCCTCCACTTTCCAACCGTTGATGATTTTGCTCTTGGGATAAGTCTTTTTGTTAGCAATCTTCATTGTCATACTCCATAGGGTAAAACCTTAATAATCCTCGGGAAAAACTAACATTTGTTGTCCTGTGTAACTATTCGGGTATGTGCCATGATTATTTAGCCAAAAAAAGAAAATTCTTTCGCTAAATCTTTTGGGTGGTTGTGCGAATGATTAAGTAGAAGCGTGAGGGATACGCAGTAAACCCGATCTGATGCAAGGGCTGAAGGTGTTATGAGTGCGGTACGACTATTTAAAAAAAGTAGTGTGTAGCCAATACTCTGGCGAACCCGCTTGATGTTGGTAAGACAAGCAGGGAGATCATTTCTCAAGTCGCATCGTATTTCTTATACTATCTTATTCGTTTGACTGGCCGAATTATTTAGGAAGAAAATAAAAAAAACGCAGGATGCGGTGAAAGGGATTCCGCACCCTGCTGATGCTACTGGATAAGAGGTCGAAACCCAGTAGCGTGATTTAGTAGAGGGGATAAGCTGCCCAGTTCCTACCCCCCCTTACAAACCATCTTAGGCGAACATAAGTTCTTTACCTAAGATAGAGTGTACATCTTTGGTTGTCAAGGCGTTTGCCTTATTTCTCAACCCAATAAACTCATCTTCTGAGTAGCTTGCCAAAGCACCACCTACTTCGTTAAGCTTTTCCCAAGATGCTTCGCCCATGCGTTGACTTCCTCTTGTAAGGCTATTAACCATACCGAACAAAGTCTTGGCGTAGAATGGAGTCTCTTGGCGTTCAATATCCCAACCGCCTTGAACAGCATCAATCTCATTCTTGCTAAACTTATAGGTTTGAGCTACAGAGGCAAACAGAGGGGTCATACTTGCACCTTCTCCGAATACCATCTTCTTCGTACCTAATAGCTTATCAATCATCACAGGGATAGACTGAATGTGTTTGGCAATGCAAGACTGAATTTGATTAGCCAAGTGGCCAAGATCAACCTTGCCACGATGCACTACACTTACATCGTCATGCCTTACCCAACCAATCATGCCATTAGAACAAATAGTCCTAAAGACTCCAGCAGAGATATCAAGCCTGTGAGTACCAATCTCAGAGTTCTTGATCTTGATTAGACCACCGTAGTCGCTATCATCGTCAGAGCGAAGACTAGCAGGAAGAACTACGCTGAAGTTAATAAAATCATCGCCAGACTTATCACAAGCCACCGCCTGACCGCATTCTTGTGGCAAGAATTGCTTGGTTTGATCCAAGACCCAATTGTTATCGATGACTGCGTAACGATCACTAAGGAACGCCCTGCAACTATCATCTTGATCATTGAATCTGAAAAGCATTTCCTTGCCGAAGTCTTCTTGGAAGGAGATATCTACCAAGTCTTTAAGAATAGCTTGGTGCTTGACATTGTTGGAGTTATACAACTTGTTCAAGGTGAAACTACCCCACTTAGTCTTCGAAGCTAATTGACTAAGAAAGTGCTTGGTAGGTTTGTATAGCTTATTAGCTTGCCTATCCAAGATGTGGAACTTCTCATCTGCGATAACCGCTTTGACTTGAGGTTCCGCACCATTAACGGTGCAGAGTGCATCGTGATAGTGGTTCTTGTTTTCGTTATAGCGATTAATAACGCCAGCATACGCACCACCAGTAAAGCCACGGACAGATTTAACAGCATTCATTAGAAACTCCTTGTGACTGTGTCACTATAGTAAAAAAATTAAAACCCCTTACATTACTTCATTCGTACAACTACAACTTTTATTTAGGAACATTTAAGAAATCTTGGTTCTTTAGTTACAAGATTGCCATTCTTCCAAGTCTTGCCCATAGGCACTACTTGCCATTCTTGGCCATCTACTGTAAATGTACCGCCAAAGATTGACCATGCCCCCTCATCTTTGCTTTCTTGCCAAAGCTTTAACAGCTTAACTTTAGTATCTTCGCTCATGTTAGTTGTCTCCATAGTTATCCCCCCAAGTTACATAACCATCGTTCTTTAACATTTGGAAGACTTCAGCATAATGGTAGTTGTGCCAATTGAAATCCATATCGCCACAAGCTTCAATATACTCTTCGTAAAGTTCGGTCATATCTATATGATCATATACTGAATCATAGATAGTACCCTTAAGAGCGACATTATCGCTATCAATTTTGCGAAGTGTCTCCAAACCGTACTTTCTCTCAAGTCTCTGCCCGAAGTGAACAGCAAGGCACTCTAAATCGCCCTCCTGTGGTTTTTCGTATGGCTTATCCTTGACCTCTGGTAAACACCCTAACTTATCATTGCTCTTCATATCGACCTCTCTTTCTATATACTTATTCGTTTCACACCCCAAAAGATTTACCTATTTTGTAAAAATAAATAAAGCATCGTCACCTATCCAACTACCAATCATATCCCCTTCCCATTTTAACTTTTCTGCAAACTGGCGAGCAGCAGCAGCAAAGTTTTCCTTATATTCCAACTCGTAATCCCAACCAATGGTCAGGTTAGGTTGACGATTTTGCATTTTACCGTTACCCAGTCTACACTTAAGGCGTTTGCCCTTTGTGTCGGTAATAGGTAGAACTTTCACAAAAATCGTAGCACCACCAACAAATTTAATAGTCATAACATTCTCCTTGTATATAGTTATTCGTTTCACACACCAAATTATTTACCGAAATCCAAACTTTTCTTTTAATTCTTTGTACAGTAGATCGTACTCATCTTGCCTCATTAGGCTTGTTGCAAACAGTTTGTCCAGCCTATCAACTGCTCGCTCGAACTGGATTTCATTTCTTTCTTGCTCACTCATTTCTTTCCCCTTTGTTTATGTTACTTACTTCCCATGTATTTCTATTCGTATGAGTATGCTTTTTATTTAATGGAATATGAAAAGATTTTTAGTATTACCAAGTATAACCAAAAAAGCAATGTGCGTTCCGCATCCCCGATCCCTCTCCCGATTCCAGAGAGGCGGGTTGTTTTATATCGGCCCTCCCGATTGTTTCAGATTTTTGATTCTTCCTCTCCTTTCTATATTTATCTATTCGTGCGAGTGGGTTAATTATTTAGCCAAAATAAAAAAATATTTTAAATTTATTTTATAAGTCCAGCCCCCGCCCATCCCCGCTTTTTTAGCAGGAGGATTTTTAGGTTAATCCCCAACCTCTCTGTATATCTATTCGTTTAAGATGCCAAATTATTTAGAAAAATTTTTAAAATAAATGGTATAACAAAGTATAATTTTTGATTTTGATAGTGTTGATAATACACTTTTTGTTCATTGGAAAAGTGTGAAACCAATTTCGAAATCTCTGAAGAATTCTCTTGACAGGTTTTTAACCCCATGTGTAAAATCGTCTTGCAGGGGGATATGTTTAACACATTTTAAAATCCTATCTTATCTCCAAATAGGTTAAATACTATCTGCATTTGATAGAGTTCATAATTTGAGCAGAGAAATACATAAAGACTAATCATTGTAACTTTCCTCCAAAGTAAAAAATTCTGGTACTGGTTCAAGTTCATGCTTACCAAAGTGGAGTTTAATCCACAATTCTTTGATGTCTGATTCTTTATAGAATGGGCCATCTTGTTTATCTAAGCTTAGTATGATCAAAGCATGTTCAATCAATCGTTTTTCTTCTTTGGTTACATTAATAAGCATTACATTACCTCCCTGCTAAGTTTTAGTTTTTCGCCCTGTCTACCACCTTTGGGAGACTTCTTCTTGCTCTTGAATACCACCATGCCCCTTGGAGTTTCCCCTCTGCGTTCAAAGGGGGTGTTTACCAATACAAATCTGATAGTCCTGCTCATGTTACATTCTCCTTGTAAAGTTCTATTCGTTTAACCACACATTTAATTTAGCGATCATACCTACTTGGTTTACGCATAGCATTGCCATTCTCATGAATGAAGTCATCGATACCTAACGCCTCTTCATTCTCCAACTCTCTTGCCTCAAGCATTTGGTGTAGTGCTTGGCAACCGTCTAAGATTCTGCAATGCAAATACTCAGGATATTTGCCATCTACTGTTTGTATCCAACCATGATCAAACTCTTCTTCGAAGCTGGTTACAACAAAGGTATTAGACTTTGGGTTGTAGTTTACTCCGATTATGTAAGCATGGCCGTTGTTCAAGACTTCTGGCATATGCTTAAGAAACTCTGCGTACTCATGACATTCTAAAATCAAATCGTTCATAGCTAACCCCTTTCAAGGATTGTGTTACTCTTCGCCTTCCCAACCGTGACGATCCCAACCACCACAATTTTCGTTATCGTCATCATCTTCGGTATCATCGATTTCGCATCGCTCATCGTAGTTACCATCGAAACAATCTTCGAAAGACTCAAATTCCCACTCATCGTTAGTCCAGTCCATTTCCATCTCCTTGGTTAGTGTTACTTACTACTTACTTATTCGTATGACTATACTTTTTATTTAGAAAAATCTTTTTTATTTTTACCACCCTTGGCACTCTTCAGATCGATCTTGAATGATCTTGCAATACTGTTGAGCTTCCTCAAGTGTCTTGAACTCTTCTTTAATCTCATCAAGTGTCATCGTTTCAACAATCCAATGACCACCCTCATCATAATTATCCTTTGCCCAATTTAATATTTGTCTAGGTACTACCAATCTTTCATCAGGTATCCACATGGCACTTTTCCTTTTTGTTGGTGTTATCTTCCTGTAATCCTATTCGTACAACTATACTTTTTATTTAGCTAACTTTTCGAGCAAATAAACTTTTCTCATCTCCGTTATTCGCCCAATCTGTTAAAACCCCTAAAGCACCAATCGAATCTAAGGCACTTCGAAGATGTCCAAAATAAATCTTAGCATCCTCAGTTCTTTGCCAATCCTCAGCTAGATAAGTATCAGCTAGATTAGCTTGCTTAACCAATGTCATCAAAGTGTTTACTGTTGTTTCATAATCCATTTTTCCATCCCCTTTGTTTTAGTTATCGTTACTGCTTCCGTACTATTCTATTCGTACAAGTAAGCTTTTTATTTAGTGAAATATAAAAATATTTTAGTAAAATTTTATTATACCAAATTAAATCAGTCCAGGCTCCCCCCATCCCCCCTGGATTTTTTCCCAGATGGCAAGCTTATTTTTTATCGGCCCTTCCCGATTTTTTCAGATTTTTGTTTGTTTCCCTCCTTTCTATATATTTATATTCGTGCAGGGCAGGCAATTATTTAGCAGAATTTTAAAAATATTTTAAAAAGATAATAGGATAAGAATATCCATTTTTGAATTTATTGGTAGTGGTAAGACATACAATCTGGGCATACCGCAGCGAACCTCAGTGGTCTTGGTAAGACACCCTGAGCTTTTTTAAAAAGTCTGCTTTTTTCGTTTTCGGTATCTCACCGTGGTTTGCACCTAAAAGCAGAAAACATACCGATCATTTTAACTTAATACATTTTGTTTACCTCTTGTTGTTATATATAGTTATTCGTACTAGGGCAGTTATTATTTAGGTAATAGTTCCAAGTTTTTACAAAATCTGTATGCAAGTATCTAAAACATGTTTGGGCAATGTTTCGGTATCCTGCAATTTTTGCAACAACCTTGATTCTTTTCATATCGCATACCTTGCAATATTCTTTATTGAACACATTACCATCATCATCGGTATCTTGCCCTAGCCTATGCCATTTATTGTGATTACAATTCTTCACTATCATCATCATCCTCCTGTTCAATGTCGTATTCTTTCCAAGAATCATTTTGCGAATCTTTCCACGCCCCAAACAAACTTGATTTATATTCAATTACTTTTTGCTCAAAAGTTAGTTCGGGATAAAACCAAGTATAGTATGAACACATTTTACTTCCCCCTTAGTGGTATATGTATGCTACATTTTTGTAATCTTTATCCCAACACTTGCGACAATCGTCACAATTAACTTTAGCTTCACCGTTGAATGATCTTAAGCTTGCAGGGCAAACATTCTCATGTCGAATATCTGCATTAACTGGTGTGCTTATTACTGTACTAGTTGGCAAGCCTAGTCCACTACTTGGAACTTGATCTACCATAAACATACTTGCACGAACAATAAGGTTAGCAGGAAATTCACCGTATAGAGATTGATACTCACGAATCATGCCATGTTCTTTACTGGGTAGCCAGAACTTGATTTCTGGTACTGCTTTAGCTATGTTAGCTATTGCAAGCAGCATATCTACCGATTGTAAATCCCCACTAGTGAACCATCGAAAATATCTTTTCTCTTGCTTAAGTCTCTTAAGCTTACCTTGGAAGTATTCGATAAAAGAATCTTGCCAGTCTTGTAAACTTCCCCCTATTTGTTCCATTCTTGCTAGATCGGCTTTTTTCTTACTGCCGAAGATATATCTACCCTTAAGGGCATAACAACCGTTACAGATACTACCTTTAACCTTTACTAACTTACTGCCTGTTTGACATAGCCATGCAGGTAAGTCCCAACTTTCCCAAGGCATTTTTTCCGTTTGCGAAGTCTTGATCGTTATCCTATTTGGTTTAACATCGTCAATCGTTTGCAATTCCATTCTCATCTTACTTTCCTTTTCCTTAGTGTTAGTTATCCTCATGCTATCTTATTCGTTTAACTATGATTTTTATTTAATAGAATATAGAATTATTTTAAATATATTTTGTTATACTATGTTATATCCATAAAGCTATAGGCGTTCCGCATCCCCTATTCCATACTCATTTGCATGGCGGGTTAAGCATTACCCTCAAGCTTCCTTATATTATATTATTCGTTTATGTACCGATTTTATTTAGTAGAATTTTAAAAATAATTTAAAAAGATAATTGGATAAACATGTCCTATTTCGAACTTGTTAATATGGGTAATACTTCGTATTACTTTTCAAGCTTGACAGCTTAGGTAATACTCCGTATTACTTTTTTTTGGCCTAAAGGCCCGGCTCACCATCTTGCGATGGCAAGCCATTGCCAGCCTTACGGCTACTATTCAATGTTACATACCATTATGGTAACAATGTAAGCAACTAAAGCAGATACCATCATTAGCATGTTAGTATTCTCCAAATAGCACTATAAGTAATCCTACAAACACACCGGCTATTGCACCTATCATTGCTTCCATTATTCGCCCCTCCTGTTATATTCTGGTGGCTTATTGATATAAACAACCATTTGCCAAAAACAGATACAATAAACAATAAATCCGATTGTAGCTACTATCATCTTGACACCTTCCTTCCTTGTAATTCTTTACGATATATCGATATTTGATCTACATACTTGCCATAGGTATCAATCCCATTGGCTATACATTCTTGGCAATCAGCTATACTAGCTATTAGCCCTGCAATTGACATTCTCTTAGCCTTGACTATCTCAGTCTCCCAATTGCATATGTAAGGATTATATGTATTAAACATTCGACTCTCCTTGTGTTAGAATATCCCAATCTACTACTATCGGTGTATCTTCGCATTCTAGCGTGATACTAGGCTCCCATGCCTCATAACTACCATCTCCCATATCTTCCCAAATAATCATCTCACAATCGTCACTGTCCATCGTACTCTCCTTGTTAGTGTTACCTTACCTATATACTTATTCGTTTGCCCCCTGCTTTTATTTAGGAAAAAACAGGAAAAACTTTTTTTATTTTATTAATCGTGGATTACTCCATCGACTATGTATTTGAGAGAATAAGCCGATATCGTTTTTTCTCCATGATGATTACCTTCATTGTACGATACTAAAATATAGTATCCATTTTTAGACTTAGCTATTCGTTCTAGTGTACCGAATCTAAAACCGTCTACTTTACTATCCGCTTGACTATACTTGTTTATCGATATTTTCTTACCGATATTTTCAGCGAATACACCACTTACCGTACCGTTCTCAATCTTAATCATTTTACTATCCTTGTGCTAAACTATTGTGATAGTGCTTAATTAGGTGACTATCTTAACCTTGCCCGCCTATCTATCTATTCGTTTGATAGGCTAAATTATTTAGTAAGATTCTAAATTATTTTCATATTCTTCCCTAAGACATTCTTCAGCTTCGAATCGTGCAATCATATTTTTCTCCATTGCGATAAAAGCTTGTGCCTCTCTCTCACTATCTACTGTATTGACTAATGTCGCTAAAATCCTCTTGCTTAATCTTGTGCCATTTTTGAATGTCGTTACAAGTTCAATCTTTTCATCCCAAATATCGTACTGGCCTTGGCTATTGCTATTGTATACTAACATCGTTTCTTTCCTTGTTTTAATCCCTTAAGGTATAACTCATTGTTTCCCTTATGCTATTCTATTCGCTTAAGCCCATTAATTATTTAGTAGAATTTAAAAAGTATTTAAAATAATTTTAAAAAGATAATAGGATAAATATATCCAATTTTGAATGGGTATGATTAGGTAATACAATCGGCCCGAACTTAGCCAAACTCCATAGCTTCCCTAAGCCCGCCAGTTTAGGTAATACTGGCAAGTTAAAATTTGAGGGGAGATCTCTCTCCCCCCCTATCTTTCCTATCTTACTTAATCCTCCCTCTTGAAAGCGTCTTTGAGTTCATTCCAAATTTGGCTTATTCTACCTTCTGATAATTCCAATTCCTTAGCAATCTCTTGATTAGTAAAGCGACAAGCTTTCATGATAATGATATTGTATTCTTGCAAGGTAATCATAGCATCGTCAAGCAATTCTTGGGCTTGCGTTTGAACTTGTGCTACTAGATCTTCACTAGTGTTAATAGGATCTTGAATCTTACCTAGACTATCTTCACAAGATAGGGAAGTAGTGTTTTTTCTTACATATTTCTTGCGAAGTTCATCATTAAGCTTATTCTTATAAACTACCCAAATAAACTTTTCAAAGCTAACATCCGATTGGCTACGGTCAAAGGTAATATAAGCACTTCCAACAACATCGTGGGCAAGTTCGCTTGCTTGCGACTGATTAAGCTTTTTTGAAGCTACTGCAATCAGCTTAGAAGTTACTAGGTTAACATCGCAACCGAAAACTGAATTATCCATAATCATCATCCTTGTAAAAAGTTTAGTAACTGAGAAGTTCAATTACCATAATATCATTCTAATATCTATTCGGAATAAGTCTAGATTAATTTAAGTTAATTTTAAAATATTCCCAAAGTTTGTCATTGTGGCAGGTGACGGGTTTTCCGTCTGTCATATTGGCGGGGTTTTTTCAAATTGACTGCCATTCTGGCAGGGGGTGTCCAAACCCGGGGGCATGTACACTTAACAAGCCAACTATTATAAAAATGTACTACCCATTCTAGGCAAATCGGCCCTAAAGTTTCTTCTTTCTTCGACCAATTTTGCGTTTTACTTCGGGCATCATGTTGCGAATTGTAGCTACACAAATATCTATAAGGAGTACTTTCCTCAAGGTGTCAACCATTTCTTGAAGTGACATTCGGTAATAGTTCTTGAGTATGAAATCGCAGATAACTTTTTTGGTAGATTTGTCAATCATTTGGTTTACTCGCCCACTGGTCAAACTTGTCTTGTGGTATGAACTCTGTTGTTTCGCATTTCGCCCAACTCATAAATTGTTTGTTTACTAATAGGTAAGCCTTCGGCTTACTCTCAAAACATCTGCTAGCCCAATAAAATCCAGAGAAGGATGAAACCAAAAGAGAAAGCTTAGGCATCAATGTCGAAATTTGCCTTCGATTGAATTCGCCCATATCTACAATCTTCGCTTTGCTCGATGGATAGTTGCCATTGCACAACCATAAAATGTGGTAGTCTTTGCAGTATTTTTTTACTATCTTATCGCCAAAGTGTTTATCTATATAGCTTTGATGACTTGAAAAATGTGATTCGACCCCAAGCAATGGTTTATCATTAAATCGCCCTACAAATTCTTCTGCCCAATCTAATTCTTCTTTTGTTGGAAAAAAAGCAGGACCATCTTTTATATAATCATACCCATGTCTTTTTAGGTGCATAGGAACTCTTGCATCTAATTGATTAACCTGAGCCGGTATTCCACTTATGGTCGTGTCTATTATTTTATATTTTTCCTCTCTGGCAAAAGCATGAGCAGAGGGGTTATCCATATAGATAAGCTTTTTAACATTGGGCATGTTTAATAGAGCACAATCAAACTTTCTACTTGTGCATACAATTATTTCTGCATCTCTTATTTGAGATATTGCACCGGCGGAACAAAGATTATCTCCAAACCGTTCATAAGCTTGGACTAGCAATTTTTCCATAATGTATTATAATTAATACACAGGAGAAATCAATAATGAATACGCCACAAAAGATAGAGACAGAATTAAGAATAGTTGCTCACGGAGATATTTTAACTCCAATTGAGCCAGATCCTTCTGAGGATGAAGCATTAATTAGGATAGTCGCAAACACTAGTTCTTTGGAAACTAAAACAAATGATCTATCCTCACGGACTGACGGAAAAGCAAGTGATGACGGCAATGGATAAGGCAATCGCCCTCCTTGCTACAACATTTATGTTTGGTTATTATGATAGTGATGACATAAGACAAGAAGCTTATATTTTTGGTTTAGAAGCTTTACCTCGTTATGACCCATCTCGCCCACTGGAAAATTTCTTGTACACGCACATAAGAAATCGGCTAATAAATTTCAAGCGTGACAAATACCATCGCACAGACTCTCCCTGCAAAATCTGTTCAGAACACGGTAGGCATCCAGATGGCTCAGTTTGCCAGAAGTACATCTCTTGGAAAAGAAGAAACTCATCTAAGCAAAACTTGATGCGACCACAAGATATACAGAACACTGATGATACAGAAAAGGCTATGAGACTAAATCAATCTGTTGTAGATGATGCAAACATAGCTGAATGTTTAGAGCTTATAGATAATAATCTAGATGTTGAACTTAGATCAACTTATATTAGAATGAAGAATGGCGAACCAGTGCCAAAAGCCAAAAGATTTAAAATAGAAGAATCAATTAAGGAGATTATAAGTGGCAGGAAAAAGGCTGAATAAAACTGACCGTGATTATATAGCTACGAACCACCAATCAATGTCTCTCTCAGATCTCTCTGCTAAAATAAATAAGTCTGAGGATATGATTGTGGATTATATTGCAGATTTGCAATTAAAGGAAAAGGCTGGTGAGCTAAGAAGCAGTAAAGCGTGGAAGCAACTTAGGCAAGAGATGGATGAGGATGAGCTAGAGTACTTTGAAGAGCAGTATGTAAAGTACATGGCCCAGTTCAGAGAAGATGTGCTCGTAACTGAGGAAACACAAATATTTTTGGTTATCAAGTTTGAGATAATGATGCATAGGAATGCCAAGGGCAAAAGGAATGCAGCGAAAGATATTGGGCGATTAGTCAGACAACAAGAACAGTACATGGGGCGATTTAGCTCTCCAGATGAAATGTCTGATACAGACCGCACTTACTTGTTGAACTTGGAAACTCAAATACAAGCAGCTAAAGCATCTGAACAAGCTCGCTCTACAGAGTATATAAAACTTGAGGAAAAACATCAGGCACTACTCAAAGATTTAAAGGCGACCAGAGATCAGCGTGTAACAAGGATTGAGTCATCTAAAGAGACATACTTGTCGATAATCAAGAAGCTTCAGAATGAAGAAGAGCGTGATCTAATAGGTGGCAGTATGGAAACTATGAAGATGGCGACTAAAAAAGAAGAGAAAAAACTAACTAGCGTTCATACATTTGAAGATGGTAGTCAGGATCTACCAGTTTTAGCACCAAAGGAAAAAGAAGATGAGTAAAACAGCACTAGTGTTCGGAGCAACTGGACAAGATGGATCTTATCTGTGCGAAATGCTTTTGAGGAAGGGTTATGATGTCTTAGCGATAGCAAGAAGGTCTTCCGTAGATAATACGAATAGACTCGAAAAATGCTTAAAACACAAACGATTCACTATGGTCAGGGGCGACATATGTGATCAATCTTTCGTTTTCAGCACTATAGCCGAGAGTAATCCAGCGGAAATTTACAACTTGGCAGCACAGAGTCATGTGGGCGATTCTTTTACGCAACCGAACTACACGATTGATGTAGATTTGATGGGAACATTGAATGTTTTAAATGGAATTTTAAACTTTTCAAAATCTTCAAGATTTTATCAGGCTTCTACGAGTGAAATGTATGGTTCCTGTTTCTCTTACTTTAGTCCTATTGATGGTACTAGGGTTGAGTCTAAAACTGCTATTAGCAGAGAAGATTTTATTGACAAGAATTGTTTTCAAGACGAACTCACTGCAATGATACCTAATTCGCCATATGGGGTTGCGAAGCTGGCATCCCACAATTTGGTAAAAATATACAGAGAGTCTTATGGCTTATATGCTTGTTCGGGCATACTCTTCAATCATGAATCGCCAAGGCGTGGTGAATTGTTTGTCACAAGAAAAATAACATCTTGGATAGGAAGATATAAAAATGGGAAGACAAAAGAAAAGTTGCAGCTTGGTAATATAGACTCTTTGCGTGATTGGGGTCATGCAAAAGATTATGTTGAAGCAATGTATTTGATGCTTCAATTAAATTCGCCACATGACTTTGTAGTGTCTACTGGGTGTACTTACTCTGTAGAAGATTTTTTAAACTCTGCTTTTAAACATGCAGATTTGGGAAATTGGAAAAAGCATGTTGCTTTAAATCCAACATTAAAAAGACCATTTGAGGTTGATGCTCTTCGTGGAATATCAAAAAAGGCAGTAAAAGCCCTTAAGTGGAAACCAGGTTATAATTTTGATCTTCTTGTTAAAGAGATGGTCGAAAGCGATATAGATGGACACAAAGTATAAAGTAATTAGAGATACTAGAGAGCAAAATGGCTGGACTTTTATGCCAGCAAAAGCTTGCGATGGAACTGTATCTGGAACACTAAAGACTGGTGATTATTCCATAGAGGGATATCAAGATATATTAACCATAGAAAGAAAAGGTTCTATTGCAGAATTGGCAACAAATTTAGTTGAAGATAGATTTGAAAGAGAACTAGAAAGAATGGAGTCTTTTAAATATGCATTTATGATCTTAGAGTTTTCTATGGATGATTTAATTAAATACCCTAAAGGTTCTGGAATACCATACTATAAGATGAAGAGTGTAAAATTAAATCCGTTTTTCTTACTTAAAAGATTAATTGAAATAGAACTTAAGCATAAGGTTAAAATTATCTTTGCAGAAAATCATGGGCAAACTGTTGCTTCATCAATATTTAAAAGAGTGATTGAAAATGAAGGACCAAGAGAAATTAAAGAGCATAATTGATCGGGCATGGATGCTA